GGGGCAAGACCTAACTATCTCAATAACAGAAATCAAGGCGAGCAGTATGGAAGAAGCCGAAGCGGTTATACAGAGGTTCATAGATGAAATCGGCAAGGTGATGACGGACGAGGTTCGTTGGGACGAAGCGGATTGGACTATTCAAGAAAACACTATGAACGCAGAAGGAACAGGTTACGAAGTAACGGACGAGGGAGTTCCAAATTACTACGAGATGAGTGATGTAGAAGCGGACGCCGATACTCTTGCGAGCGCAGGACACGGAACGGACGAGGACTACGGATACTACGGAGATTAGATTGTTAGTTCCCGGCCCCGCAGATGGAAAACTATTTTCGTTTGCGGGGTTTTCCCCTATCTATGTATGAAGGGGAAAAAAGAAATACTTGAAAAAGGCAGGGAAGTGGAGTATTATTATCTCAACGGCAAATCATTAGGGATAAGCCGATTGTTCTAGGGAGAACAAATGAATAACTCAGACAAAATGACGGTGGGCATTACTTTCACCGTTGGCGAGTTGTGGGAAGCCGTGTTCGGTTCAGACGGCGCAGGAATGGTTCATTGGTCTACCGAAATCAGAAATGAAAACGGCGAGGACATTGACCTATGGACTACCGATGAAAACGGTGAGTCAGTAACAAATCCACAAAACTTCCGAGTCTATGAAGATGAAGAAGAGAAGTGGCACGATGTATCTCTCGAACAACTTCGTGTTGGTTTCGAGAAGGCTCTTATGGACAACGCTTCCCATTGTGGCGGTTATGCGTTGAAGCTTGACGACTACGATGCTTGCTTCGGCGATGTCGTAATTCAGTATGCGGTATTCGGAGAACTAATCTACGGATAACAGAAGTAGAAAGAAGCCCCTTGCTAAACGGCGAGGGGTTTCTTTTTTTCTCCCTACTATGTATAAAGGGGAAAAAACAATTTACGACGAGCCGTTGAATTAAGCAGGGAAGTAGAATAGAATTAAGATACCAACTAGGGAAGGAAAAATTATGGCGTGCGAAGATTATCCGTGTTGCGGACACGAGATGAATGATTGCGACGGAACACTTTACGGATCCGACGAATCCATTAAAGAGCGTGTAATGGCTAGAGGGGCATACGCCGATGACTACTATGAAACGGATAGGGGGTGAGCAAGATGAGCAAAGGGTATTTAGAAATACTTATGGAGTGGCATCCCGACGGTAACTTTACCGAGCAGGATATGTGGGACGCTATCGCTGAAGCGGAAGGCGTGGATGTGAATGAAATAAGTGATAGGGACTTAACGGAGTTTATTTAAGAGAAGCCCCCCGTGATGAACGGGGGGTTTTTCTCTCCCTATATATAAAGGGGAAAAAAGAAACACGGCAAGGGTTATTGAAAAAGTCATAGAAGTAAAGTAGAATAATAACAACTCGGTAGGGGTAGCCGTTGGTCACCTGAACGACCTGAAACCTAGGGGGTCGGAAACAATGCGGCACCTACCGAGTCTTAACAACTAGGGAAACGGAAAGGGGGAAACCAAAATTCCAAAAGAATTTATCGGCGTGGATGCGCCAAAGTATCCAGATATAGTCGTGCCGTTGGTAGGAGAAGACGGCAACGCAGTCGCAATTATGGGACGAGTGTCTAACGCAATGCGTAAGGCAGGAGTTTCGCAGGAAGATATAAATCAATATCTCGATGAAAGTATGTCGGGAGATTACGATAATCTTCTTCGCACCGCTATCAAATGGGTAGCAACTGAATAGATAGATGTGTTGGGGAGTAGGTTCCAGAAAAGCGTCGCGCCTACTCCCTAACCGCTATATATGAAGGGGAAAAAATTGAATAATAGAATTAAATAAATTACAATTAAGATACCAACTAGGGAAAGAGAAAAAATGATTACCAAAGAAAAAGTAAATTACTGGACGATTGAATTAACTAGCGATTGCCGTTGCTTCGATTGTAATGATTGTGGCGTGGGATACATCCGTAATGAGGACGGCGAGAAGTGCGAGCAATGCTATAAAGAATTAACGCCTTCAAACTCTTGCTTCGATTGCTGGAAAGATAGTAAAGAAAGTTTCTACGATGCGCTTGAAGCGTGGCGAGATAAAGTCGGCGTTACTTGGGACTTGGTCCGTATCGACGGCGTTGGGGTGGGTTGGAACAGAGACAGCGGATACGCAATAAAGAAGTTTGATGAAGCCTTGGACGCAATAACTATTAGAGGAGACTTCCGTATCACAGCAACTTGGGACGGAGCAAACACTTTCACCGCAAGCCGAGCGAGTCACGATGAGCCAACAGGAAGCGCACAATTTACTTTCACTTTAATAAAGGGCAGGGAATGAGCTGAGCAAAGTTTTCTCCCCTTTATAAATAGTTAGGGCGTGGCGTTGCGAAAAGTCAGGAAAGCGACTACACTGAATCTACAACTTAATACCGATACCAAATTAACTAGGGAGAAGTTAAATGACCACAGAAGTTAAAGACTTAGAGTTAATGCGTGCCGTGTGCCTTCACTTGGATTACAACCTATACCCTGCCGTTCATAACGCTTGGGATAGTTTGGCCGTGAAAGCAATTCAAATCGTTCGCTCGTCTGATGAATGGATAGATGAGGAATTCCCTACCCCTGAGGGACACAACTATCAAGGCAGAAAGACGATAAAGGTTAGCGAGTTAATGGACGGCCTTTCCCTATGGCCACTCGTTGATTAAATCTCCATAAAGAAAAGCCCCGTCAGAAATGGCGGGGTTTTTTTCTCCCGCTATGTATAAAGGGGAAAAAAGAAAAGTAAATCAAATGTAGAGAAATGTCAGGAAAGTAGTGTAGAATAAAGTTACTCGCTAAGGGAGCGAGAGAATAGGGAAACAAAAATGGAACTATTAACAAAAGAACTTCGCAAGAAGTTGCCACCGCTTTACGCTAATGAGAATGAGGGCGACCCCGTTCTAGTATGTAAATTCTTCGCACTAGCAAGCAACTGGACTTGGTATGCGATGGAGTTTGATGGAGAAGATATGTTCTTCGGTATCGTTCACGGCTTCGAGAAGGAGTTAGGCTACTTCAGCCTGAAAGAGTTACAAAGCCTAAAACTAACAATGGGCGGGATAGATATTCCTGCCGTTGAAAGAGATATCAACTGGACACCCCGCCGACTATCAGAACTCAAGGAATACGCCTAGAGTATAGAAACGAAAGGGAGCCCCGCCGAAAGGTTGGGGCTCTTTCTATATAAGAAGGGGAAAAAATAAAACGGATCTAGGAAAGGGTAGGATAAGGGTATGGATAATCTAATGAATATAAAAAATGTAATGTTTATCGGTGATTACTTTTCAATGATGGTCAGCGTTGCCGTATCGGAAGATGAATTACAAGATGGCGAGATATATGAGGACGCTTGCCTTAGGGCTGCGGGTAATCTTTTGAAGGAACAATATGGCTGGGATGTAGTCGCCGTTTCAAATCATATTGGCGTTCTTGATGAAGGAGACCCTAACTGCGAGACTTGCTACGGAGAGGGAAAAGTAAGAAGTGAAGTATCGGGGGAAATGAGACAGCTGGAGTGTCCCGATTGCTTCAACGGATAGGGGAAAAAGTTTTTGAGGTAACTCAGTAATGATAGACTGGTAGTCCGGGTAGTAGCGAGGATTCCCTTCCTATCGCTCCCCGTTGAGATAGGCTTCCCTGCCTATCGCACCTCACCCCTGCCTCCCTAGCGGGGGTGAAGTGTCCCTTTTGAAAAAGTCAGATAGGTAATGTAGAATAAAGACACTAACTCAGAAGGGAGAAAGTTATGAGTTATGAAGGAAGTATGAAAGGTTCGGGTATCTATTCCGAAGATGTAACACTTGAAGTTGAGTGCGGAGAGTGCGGTAAGGCTTGGGAAGAAGATTTTATGACCGACGACTGGGGAAATGTATCCTCAGAAGTAAAGTGCGAGTGCGGTAACGCTTGGACTTTCGAGAAGGAACAAGAGGAAATGGGCGACCCTAATCAGCCCGATACCTTGGAAGAGTTGTGGGGCGAATAGTCCCGAAGCCCCTCACCGAAAGGTGGGGGGTTTTTCTATGTAAGAAGGGGAAAAATCAGGAAGGCCGGGTGAGGTTATTCTTTAGAGTATGGAAATAGTTCAAAAGGTTTATCACCCAAATGGATCTAATGCTCCGTTTGTTGTGGCTATCGTTGATGACCCTGCCGAAGGAGATACAAAGATAGTAATAATGTTTGAAGATGATGAATACACTGCCGTTCTTTCGCTGGACAGACTTATTGAAAGTGAGGATATAGGAGAGAAAAATTCTCACCTTGCCGATAAATATGAGTATGCCTTGCGTGATGAATTGTGGAATGACTTTAACTACTAAGTAAGGAAAAAATCTTGACAACAATAGCTGCGGTTCAGGGTGAAGGCTGGGCGGTTATTGGCTATGACTCTAGGGTTTCAGAAGAAGATGGCAGGACTTATATTCTGCCGAAAGATAATGGAAAAGTTTTTAAGAATGGTAATTACATAATTGCCGTGGCTGGGGATGTAAGAGCAATAAATATATTAGCCCACGTTTTTAAGCCACCAGTATGCACCGCAACTACTCTAGGTTTGAAGTTAGATAAGTTTATGACTGCCGTATTTATCCCGGAACTAAAAAAGTGTTTTGAGGAAGCCAGTTATTCAAAAGATGGAGAACACGAAAGCCAGTTAGTTATCTTGGTCAATGGGACTATCTATGAGATAGGTGAGGACTTTTCTTGGTGCCACGATACAGTTGGGGCGTATGCCGTTGGTTCAGGTTCAGCCTATGCTCTAGGGGTTCTCAATGCGTTATCAGAAGGAAAGAAAAGAACTCTCACTAACGCAAGGTCAGCTATCAAAACTGCGCTCGCCGTATCCTCAAAGTTTGATAATAAAACTGCCGAGCCTTTTTATCTTTTAACTCAATACCGAGATTAGTTTTTCCCCCCTATACATAGACAAAAAATAACCCCCGATTTCTCGGGGGCTACCTTTAGCACTTTTCGCAGATTATGTTGCGGTAGTAATCTATTTGCCTAATCTCAAATACCTCTCCGCACCGATAACAATTTATCCAAATCATTACCTCTCTTGCCTTTACTCTTGCCACTTGAGTTCCCTTTCTCTTGGCTTGTATCTTAATTTTATTCTATGTGCCGTTGTAAGTGTGGGAACTTTTAGGTTCGTGTCGTGTATTTATTTATTTATTTATTTTCCCCCGTTATATGTAGCAAAAGTCAGGAAGGTCGTGTAGAATAAAGCCATACACTCACCGAGGGAAGTGAGTGATTAGGGAGTAAGTGAAGTGCCAAAGAAAAAGACAAAAGTATGTCTAGGTTGCTTAACAGAGTTACCACTAGAAAAGTTTAATAAGTATGAGTCTGGTATTCAGGGAGTAAGAGCAAGATGTAAGAAGTGTTTTTCCGTCCACCGCAAAACTTCAGCACAAAGAACTAACAAGCGTTTATCTCTAGAAGCAAAAGGTAAAAGAAAATGTAGTAAGTGCGGAAAGGTAAAAGCCTTATCGTCTTTCCAAGAGGCATATCGCACAGAAAGAAAGCGTTGGTCAAGAGAAGGTGCGTGTAAGCCTTGCGTATCTATTCGCGGAAAAATTAAGCATAAGACAAAGAACCTAGATGTAAGAAAATATGTATTTGATTACCTAAAGAACCACCCTTGCGTGGACTGCGGTGAAAGTAATGTATTAGCCCTAGAGTTTGACCACCTACACAGTAAGAAGTTTGATATTGGAACTGCGCTCGGTGGAAATACTAAACTTGCTAGCCGAGTTAAAGAGGAAATTAAAAAGTGTGTAGTTCGTTGCTCTACTTGCCACCGAATAAAAACTCATATGGAGATAAATAGTTGGAAGTTTGAGTTATCTTTACAAGATAAGGCAACAAGCACTAAAATAAAGAGAACAAAGCAATACAAAACACTAATGAAGGTGGGGTGATTACAAATGGGATATGTAGAAATCTTTCGCTTAGATGAGGAAGGTGCTGGCTGGGTAGATTTATCAGAAGCGACACCTGCCGAACTCTCAGACCTAGAAAAAGGTTTAGCAGAGGAAGGCGCACTCTAAAAAGTAAGCCCCCACCGAAAGGTGGGGGTTATTTTTTCTCCGCTATATATAAGGGGGAAAAAATGTATTTGAGAAAAGTCAGGAAAGTTGCTAAAATAAAGATATGAAATTCTTACCTGATAGTGCGGTGCTTGGGACACTTGGTCGCTTGAAGCACGCTGGAAAATCAAGCCGTAGAAAAGGCATTACTCAAAGAGAAAAGAAGGAAACAGTATTGGCACAGAATTGGGACGCTTTTGAGCAAGACTTTAGAAGTTTTGATGAGTTGCTTGCCGAGGCTAAGCGACACGCTCTAGAGAAAGAAAAGGCAGAGAAGTAGGAAAAGTCAGGAAAGTTTGGTAAAGTTCTACTAGTGGCTAAGGGAGTCACAGGAAGCAGGGACAAAGTGAAAACACAGGCAAAGTTTATTCGTCGCAGAATTGCGGTTGGTCTTATCTTGTTGGCTTTATTCGCTTGGGCTATGGACGCTACAACACCTGAGATGTGTAAAGTTCCGACAGAGCAGATGAACCAATTCTGCCTAGACCTGATTTATCCATAAGGGGGAGAGCAAATGCCTATCTATCCAATGGAAGAAGTTTTAGAGTATGCGGAACTTTCAGCGTATGACCTTTATGAAGAACTATACGAACAGAAAGAGCAAGAGCGAGAAGGTTTGATTTATCTATTCAGAGAGTGGTTGGACTTGGTAAGCCCTACCGACTTTGGAAATGATGAAGGATTAGAAGGGGTTCTAGTATGACTACCGACTCACTATATATAGAGGGGAAAAAAGAGTGTGTGTTGTGCGGAGATGTCGCTACACATTTTCCCACAATGAGTTTTTTTGGAGAAGTAAAAGGTTATTGTTGTTTTGATTATGACTGCTCAGAGACAACAGAGGGGGCGTGTGCGTGAGCGACTTGACGAAATACTTAGAGAAAGAGTGGGGGTCGCTTGTAGGTGCGACTCTTGTGAAGGTTAGAAATGCTACTGCCGAAGAAGCGCAGGAGTTGGGGTGGGATATTTCAGACCACGAACCAATTCCTTTTTTGGAGTTTGATAATGGCGAAGGGCTATGTCTATCTCAAGACCCTGAAGGTAATGGTCCGGGGTTTGCCTTCCTATTTACTAAAGACTATATATAAGGGGGAAAAAAGATGATGTTTGATATTGGCTTTGGGTTACCGACTTACTTAGCTCATATAACTATTGGGGTTGGTCGCTATACCCTTTGGCTCAATATCGTGGCTACTAACTGGAAGACCATTCACTTTGGGAAAAGGTGGGGGGACTGGGTTGGTTGTTTCTCCGTCTTTACTTTTGCCTATACAAGGAAGGAGGGTAAGAATGGTTCTAGATAATGGAACAATGCTCGCAATAATTATTGCGCTCGCAGGTTCGTGTTTTGTTATGGTTGTTGGTATCAGAGCGCAAGGACAGTTGCACCGAGTCATCAACCAAAAAAATGAAAAGATAAGATTTCTTGAAGCAGAAATCTCTAGACAGAAAAGGAAACAACTAACAAATGAAAGTCGCTAGTATCCAAGAAGAAGCAGTAAAACTCTATGAAGGAGGGCTGGCTATTGAGGCAGTCGCTAAGGAGTTGGGGGTTGCCTACCGAACTGCAAGAAAGGCTATCTACTCAAATGGGGTAGAGGCTAGAGACCCTTCTGCAAGGCTAGTAGGTAGAACAAGCCCTACTGGAAAGAAAGCACAGAGCAAGACAAGCCCTACTACAAAGAAGAAAAGGAAAAAGTAAATGGATCTAACAAAGGTGGTTTGGACTGCGGTTATCTCTATGGTGCTGGCAGTTGGTTCTATTATTGCTGGATTACAGAACAGTTCAGGGGGAGACAGTCTTGCCTTGTCTCTTGGACTGAGTTCTATCGCTCTTGCAACCCTTTCAGCAAGGGACAAGCGCTAGGCGCTCGCAAGTCTTCTAAAGTGTCGGGAAGGGCTGAAAACAGTCCTTCCTGCACTTTTTTTGAGGCATTTTAGGTTTTTTAGGTTTATGCAGGGGTGAGCAGGGGTTTTAGGGTAAAAAATTAAAATAAAAAACACGCTCACGCTTGACTTGACTAGAGGACTTCCCTGCACATATGCTAGAGTTTATGAACAGGAAGTTAACGACACAAGGAGATTTACGAATTAGACACTTGAAGTAAGGCTATCCCCTAAGAGGCGATGGTCGGGTTGGTGAAGTCTCCAACCCCGTCCCCGTAACCTAACAAAGGAAAAACCAAATGAACCCATCTCTAAGCTCACCCGAAAAGGTGTTGGCACTACTATCACTCTTCATAGTTCTATCATCAGGAGCGGTTGCAGTAGCAGTAGAGAGTAAAGTCCAAGAGGTTGTCGCAACAGAGCAAGTGGCAACAGGATTAAAAGCAGTAGATGAAATAGAGCCAGTCAAGAAGACTAAGCCTTTTTCCTACTTTGAAAACAAGACCAACCTTTCCGACATCGAGTTGGTTTGGTTGTTAGAAGCCGTAGGCTTTGAAGGTCAAGACCTGAAAGAAGCTTGGGCAATAGCCAAGAAGGAAAGCAATGGTCGTCCCCTTGCCTTCAATGGCAACTCCCTAACTGGAGACAACTCTTACGGCATATTCCAAATCAATATGATAAACACTCTTGGAGAAGACAGACGAACCAAGTTTGATTTAGAGCATAATGCGGACTTGTTTAATCCAGTAAAGAACGCTCAAATCGCAATGCATATGAGCAATGGTGGAAGCGACTGGACTTCTTGGCATATAGGCAAAGACGCTTATACTAGTACTAGTGGAAAGCACTACGCTAAGTTCAAAGAGTGGCTTAGCAAATTCCCCACAGAAAAGAAGTGAGACTATGAGCGAGCAAGAAAACCTTATGCCGTTGCTTGGTTCTGTAGCACCTCCAACTAATGAGCAAGCGCTCGCCGTTGAGTCTGAGCCAGTAGCGATTAAAGAAGAGTCAAAGAAAGAGAAGAAAGTCCCAACTTTCCAAGCTAACCCTGATAAGTATGTTTATCTTTCTGCATTAAAAGTGAATGCTTATGAAGGAAACTCCGAGTCAGTCAAGACAGTTCAACTGCGTTTGAATGATTTGGGTTTCAGTTCAGTAATGAACGATAAGTTTGGTCGTCTAGAAGAAGGATCAGTAGAAGCAATTAACGCTTTTAGAAAGTCTAAAGGACTTGATGAGTGCGGTTGCTTTGATGAAGAAATTTTGGCTTATCTCTTTCAAGGTGAAAGTGTTGGAGTTCTTCCCTAAATAAAGACAACAAAAAACCCCCTTCCTTTTAGGTCGGGGGTTCTTTGTTTTACTTCTTAGGACTGTGAAAGCGTTTCTAATAAAACTTCAGCATATACAGACTCAAGACCTAGTTGCTCACCTTCATCATCATAACCCCCTGCAATAACTACATCACCGAGAATTACATCAGGAAAGTTTGGAAAGTTAGCCAACCAAATTTCAGTTGCTCTTTCATTTATTGGAAGACCCTGCAACTTTCCTTCTTCATTCATAATAAGGGTGTAACCATTTTCAAGAGTCTTTGCTTCAATAAGACCCCCAACTGCGGTTTGAAGTGTTAGTAGTTCGTTACTATCTGCCGTTAGGTCAATGATAGAAGCGTTTCCTTCTGCGGTTAGTTTAATTGCTAGTTTCATTTGTTTTCTCCCTAGTGTGGTACTTGGTTTCCCACTACCAAAAGAATAGATTACTTTCCTGCACTTTGCAAGATTAAAGGGAAGCTTTTGTGCGGTGTGTCTTAGAAAAAGAAAAAGCCCCCCTTGGATAGGGGGGCTAATTCTTGCGGTTACTTGGTTAGGAGTAAGTCCAAGATTTCGCTATCTGAAAGGTTGCGGTAAGGGTTCTCATAAGAGTTTGGATTTTCTTCAGTTACCTTAACCTTTAGTACGGTTGCTCCCATTTCCTTTGCATTCTTTGCGGTTTCAGTAATTAAATCACAAGCATTGGTTGCGGTATCAACGTGGAAAGAATAATCTCTTTCTGTAGTAATAGTTCCATTTGAAGTTGTTTCTGTGTACTTAACTGTAATTTGAACTCCGTATGACATTTGTTTCTCCCTTTGTGTTATTGAAGCCCCTTGCTTCAATAAGTAAAAGATAACCTACCTTCCTGCACTTTGCAAGTCTATAAGTAGTCATTTCGTGTATATGACTAGTCATAGTTTTTTAAGCCTGATAGTCATTAAGTTACTAAACAGTAAGTTACTAGTGAGTATCTACTAGTAAGTAAGTTACTAGTGAGTAGATAGTACTTAGTAAGTCATACTAAATCTTTATAGAATAAAAAAATATAAAAGAAAAAGAAAATAAAAAGAAAATAAAAATAAAAATAGAATAAAAATACATATTCATAAATAGGCTTAAAAATCTGTAAAAATAAATAAAAAATAAAGAATGCCTTGCTTTTTATTTAAAGTTATGATAAGAAAAAATAAAAAATAAAAAGAAAATAATAAAAGATTTTTTAGGAAAAAAGCCCGGAACGATTTTGAAAAACCTGAAAAACACCCTCTTTCTTCTCCGGGGCCAAAAGCAAAATATGGAAAGGTTCATATATTTAGCTATTCCGTACAAGATTAGGTAGACTATCTTCTCGTACACCCTTTAAAAAGTCTGTACAATAGGATCATGCTGAATCCACCGAAGCTCCCCATAGAGGAGGTTGTGTTCCTTTCTACGCTTACACGCTCAGAGATGGAGTCACGCCTTCGAGGGCTATGGAAAGCTGGTTGGTCACTAGGAGTCATAGGAAGCTCTCTCAGCCCCGCTGTACCTAAAACGACTATCCACTTCTGGGTCCGTAGAGCACCAGACGTGAAGCAGTTAAGAGCACTTCCTCTACCCCCACCCAAGTCTCTTACAACCTCTGTGCCTACCAAGCATGCCCCTCGGCTTAGATCCGTTTCTCCGGGCGTCCCTCCAGAACTAAGAACTCGACTTCGTGAGTTATCCGCGTTATCAAAACGTTATAGAGCAAAGACTTCCCCTGCTAGCCCACTAGCTCAGGCAAACAATGAGTTGACTCAGATTGCTAGACAGCTAAAGAATCGTGGCGTACCTACTGCAGCCATCGCAGAAGCTGCTGGAGTTACCTATCGAGCTATGGCAAGGCGTCTTAGCCAATGAGCCGCCTTTACAAGACAAAGAGCGGCACATACAAGGACACCGAACTGGTTGTGGTTGTTTGGAAGAACCCTAAAAAATCCAAAAGACCTCAGTCACGATCCCTTGAAACTATGTCTGCCCCTAACTCAAGCTACCCTATGGCTTTCCCGCTGGTCTCCCTTAAAGATCACTATGCTTGGAAGAGCGCAAAGCATGTAAAAAGCTCAGAAGACTTTGACTCAAGCATTGAAGACAGTTCTAGAGAGGCTCCAGTAATGCTTGACCTACAACTAGCAGGTTATGCGTTGGGCTGGAATGATTTCTATATCCCAGAGGAATACACAGAGTTTGGGTTAAATACTTGAGAGCAGTTTCGGATGTCTTCCCAGCCCTAGTCTGGATAGCTCCGCCCAACTCCGTTGGGTTAGATGAACTTTCAATACCTGGACCATCGCCTCAAGGCACTCGTAAGGTTGACAGAGTCCGAGTAGTGCTTCTTGGCGATAGCATTTTGATAGCTCAAGACACTCCAGAAGGCCCTACACTTGTGTTTAGAGAAAAATATTTGCATAGGCACGTTGATGGGAAGCTGCAAGCAGTTTTAACAGAGTCCGAGAAGGTTATAGCTTTTATAAAAGACGCTTCCTGCGGTTGTGGGTCTCGTCTTAGAGGCTGGAATCCATACGGGCAAAACAATTCGGTCTATTCAAGTGAGGATCCAATAGAATGAATGATCTAACACTCCTACAATTTATCCTTTTAGGGCTAGCTACATATCGTGTGACTCGTTTAATGACTCGTGACATGATTACAGCCCCTATCCGCAATGCCTTTTGGAAAAAGTTTCCGCCAGAGTCTTCCTATCTTGGCTACCTATCCACCTGTGAGTGGTGTTTTAGCGTTTGGATAGGATCAGGGTTCGTAATCTCGGCTATCATTATTCCATCAGTAACCTACATAGTTGCTACCGTTTATGCGGTATCTGCTATAGCAGGGCTGTTGACTGCATATGAAGATAAGTAATACTTCATATTCCGCAACTAGGATGACAAGGAGTTCCCGTGGGTTTATTTACTAATGACACACCTGATCAACCTACTCCACCATCCCAGCCGAAGCGCAAAAGAACTAAGTCAACATTTTCTCGTTCTACACAAGTAATTCAGACTCCAAAGCCTTCAACAATCTCATCTGTATTTACTAATACAGCGCAATCTGCAAGTTACTCCACTCCTAGAACTCTTACAGCTGCAGCAGCTCAAATTAAAGTTAATGACAAGGGTGAGTTTGAGCAATTTAGAATTCGTCGCTCTGCTGGATCAAGTGCATGGCAAGCAGAAGCTTGGGAATACTACGACGCAATCGGTGAAATCAAGTATGCATTTAATTTAGTTGCATCAGTTGTTTCAAGAATCAGAATTTATGCAGCAGTAATTGATGATCCATCAGAAACTCCAATCTCTGTTCGTCAATCAGAGCTAGTAGATGATCGTCTTGCTGCAGCAGCAGAACGTGCACTTGCACGATTAAATTCTGCATATGGTGGACAAGCAGGATTGCTTAGAGATGCCGCACTAAACCTTTCAGTAGCAGGTGAATGCTATCTAGTTCAGATGCCAGCTAAGCCATCACAAAAATTACCAGAGTCTTGGGATATTCGTTCTGTTGATGAAGTAACAACCGATCCTCGTGGCGGTTTTAATGTTATTGGACGACGTGAACAGGCAACTACTTCACAAGGTGGCACAGATAAATCTTCTAAATTAGGTGGAAATGCATTTGTAGGACGAATTTGGCGTTCACATCCTCGTTACTCAGATGAAGCAGACTCATCACTTCGTGGTTTGTTAGATCTCTGCGCCGAACTTCTTCTCCTCAACAGAACATTCCGTGCAACTGCACGTTCACGCCTAAATGCTGGTGCTCTTTACTTACCAGACGGACTTTCTGTTGCTGCACAAGCAGATGGTGATTTCCCTTATGACTCTGAAGACGGTATCGGTCCTAACTTTACTGCTGAAGAGGCAGAGGATGAGTTTGAAGAGCAGTTGATGGATGCTATGACAACTCCGATTCGTGACGAAGAGTCCGCATCAGCAGTTGTTCCTCTTATCATCCGTGGTCCTGCAGAACTTGGCGACAAGATTAAGCAATTCAAGTTTGAGCGTTCATTCGATCCACAACTTGCAGAGCGTTCAGACCGTGTATTAGAGCGCATCTTGCAAGGATTAGATGTTCCAAAGGATGTTGTAACAGGCCTTGCAAATGTTAAGTACTCAAATGCAATGCAGATTGATGAGTCACTTTACAAGGCACACATCGAGCCACTTATGTTGCTCATTGCAGATGCTCTAACAGTTGTCTATCTTCGTCCATATCTTATCGCAAACGGTTATGAAGAAACACAAGTAAATAAAATTGTTGTTTGGTATGACCCATCAGCAATTGCAACTCGTAATGACCGTGCAACAGATGCTGACGCAGGATTTGACCGTATGGCAGTCTCTGCAAACACATGGCGTCGTGCTCACGGCTTCTCAGATGCAGATGCACCAACTCCAAAGGAACTTTCAATCAGACTTCTACAAGAGCGTGGTGTATTTACTCCAGAATTTACTGAAGCAATGCTTTCAGCAATTGCGCCAGAAGTTATTAACACAGTTCGCTCACAGCAACAGCAATCTTCAGTTGCCCCTATCCCGCCAGAACTTCAGCAAGCACTTGATGCCGCAAGCGAAGGTGCAGAAGCTGCAGGTATTGCTACAGAAGCCCCAACAGAAGGGCAAGAGCAGTAATGTCTGATCAAGCAATTGACAAAGTTGTTACTTCACTTGTTTCTGCTGGAGATCCTTGCTGGGATGGTTACAAGCAAGTTGGAATGAAAGAAAAGAACGGCAAAATGGTTCCTAACTGCGTTCCTGTTGACGCTTCAGATGATTCAGAGGACTCAGAGTTTGCAGCAAAGAAAAAGAAGCGCACTATCTCTCAAACTCCTGCTCCTAAGAAAGACAGAATTAAAGGCTCTAGCAAAAACAAAAAAGGTTCTGCATCAGGAACTCGTAAAGTTAAATTTTCTGCAGCAGTAGAAAAGTCTTTGAAGAATAAAGTTGAACAGCACAACGAAAAAGCAGGTAAGGGCCGTCGTGCAACTCTTGGAATGTTAAAAGCTGTTTATCGCAGAGGTGCAGGTGCTTACAGCGTCTCACATCGTCCAGGTATGACACGCAATCAATGGGCGATGGGTCGTGTAAATGCATTTTTAAGATTGTTGAAGTCTGGAAAGCCATCAAACTCTGCATACACAACAGATAATGATCTACTGCCTTCTGGTCACCCACGTTCAACTAAGAAATCAAACTCCATTGCAGCTTCAGCAGGTTTGGTTCCTGAAGAAAGCGATCTAGCAGAAGCGCTAGTCGAGATTGCAGATAAATATGGAAGATTCAATGAAGATGCCACAGGAATCTGGGCAGGATACACACCTCCAGCCGAAAACGATGTCAGAGGTATCGGAGTCAAATGCTCTAACTGTGTTCTATACATGGGTAATGGCCAATGCCGAATCATCGAACTTGAAGTCGAAGACGAGGGTAAGTGTCGTTTCGCGGTTATCCCAGATGGCGTCGTTGATGTCGGAATTCTTGAAGGCGAAAAACTAGGAAACGATATTCAGTCACCACAAGAGCTAGCAAAGCTTGCTAATGAGTGGAGATATGAGCAAGAATTAAATATTGATCTTCTAAATGAAGAAGATTATTCATCTCCAGAAGAAGCAATCCTTGCTATGGCAGAGTATTCAGGTTATGGCTACGAAGCAGAGCATGCAATCCGTGCTTCTTGGCTTCGTGGTGTCCGTAATGGAGATAATCCTTTTAAAAGAGCATCATTACTGGCATCTCTTGGTTACGAAAGCTTAGATGGAGACCTTCTTCCAGTAAAGGCAGAAGAAGATGGAGAATAAAATTGTTGTAAGCTCTTACAGAGCATATAGCAGTCGTGAACAGGCACGTTTTATTCGTCAAGAAGCAAATGTTTTACTTGAAAAAGCCAACGAATTTTCTACAACAAGTCGTCGAGTAAATCGTCGATCTGCATACAAGGTTCTTGCTCGTTCTCTACAAAAGACCAGAGGATTACCTTTCTCAATCCGTAAGCATCAAGCGCTTACAGAGCTTTCTAATTACATCTCTCTAGCTAAATACAACAAGGTTATCGGTTTAGAGGCATTTAATACAGACTTACTTCCAACATCACATCCAAGATCTACTCGAATGAACTCAATGAGTGCTTCTGCAATTGCAGAGGCTCAGATGCGTTGGATTCTTGATGACCCACGAATTAAGGATGAGACAGTAAAGAGCCTTCTTGCTTCTGCAATGTTTTCTCCTATCGACTCTCCAGAGCATAAGTATTCAATGATTCGGTTAGAGAACATGCCTCAGGGACAGGTTCCTGTTGAAGTTCTTCTAGCTGCAGCAAATCCTTTTGCTGGTAAGAACTCAGCTGCAGCTCGTCGTGCTCGTGAAGCTGTCCAGCTTTCTGACCGCTTTGAGCGCTGGATTAATATGGGAAGGTCTGCGGCTAAAAGAGCTACAGATGGTTTCCGTGTCTATGTTGCTAGAAACGATGGCTCTACAAGAAGTCTTTCTGGAGAACTACTAAACCAGAATATGTTTGATCCAAACCTTGTTGACATTGAAATGGGCAAGGGTAAAGTTGCAACAGTTCCTACAAAGCTCGGTGAAGGTCTTGAAGCTTTTATTAAAAGCAAGGACTCGCAAGATGGTTACTCTTCTGTAGAAGCAGAGGTGCCTAATGGTGCACAGGTACTTCCAGAAAACAGCATTGTTGTCTCAGATGCTCCAAGTATTTATCGCAAAGATGAGGGTAATAAATATACAGACGATAAATACGACATTGTTAAATTTGATAATCCTAAGGCTGCACAGACTGCTATTTCCGATGGACAAAAAAGAGCTGCAGAGCTAGATAAGCCAGAACCAAAGCTTCTTAAAAAGGGCGAAGTAGATGCAGACTCAGGTAAGCAGTTCTGGGATATCGAAGAACCAGTATTCGGTCTCTATCGTCGTGGAAAAAACACACCTCTTGCATTCGCTCAGTCTTGGAAAGATGTAAACAATGAGATCCTTCGTGACGAACCTTTCCTTGATGAAGATGAAGGTCGTGAATATACACGCCCTGAGCCTCAGACAGCAGACGATAATGTCCCACTTCTAGATCAAGCAGATGAAATTTTTAAGCCAGCTAAAAAGAAATCTGAAAAGAAAGAAAAAGTTTCTTCATTCCCATATGAAGTTCCAGATAGAGCATACGAATTTAATCCAAACGAAGAGTACACACCAGAGTTTGAGTTTGATGATCCTGTATCAATTGCAAACGATCAGACACCAGAAGAACTAGAAGATGCTCTTCTTACATCAGTAGAACCTGTTAGTGATACTGAAAAAGCAACTGGCTACGCTCCAATTAACTTTACAGATGGCCGTGAAAGAGATGTTCCAGCAGAAGCTATCGCTGCAGCAATTCGTGAGCAAGGTGGAGATGCTGAAATGGCTCTTGCACAGGCTTACGACAAGATTGCAGGAGATAACAAGAACCAAGAAGCCCTTGATAAATCAAGAGGTGCTAAAGATGAGAAAAAATTAGAAGAAGAAACTAAAAAAGCAGATAAGATTCTTAAGGATGCAGAAAAAGAAGCTAAAAAGATTAAGAAGCCTACATCTGATGAAATTATTGAAGAAGAGATTCAAAAGCCAGAGCCAAAGGCAACTACTGCTGAGCCAGAAGATGCTCCTACAGAGGGCTTAGAAGATCTTGAAGATGTATCTGAAGACACATATGTTCCTCCTTTGCTTGAAGGTCTTTCAGAAGAAGAGTTAGCATCCTTTAAGGAAGATGGAGACTACCGACCATTCTTGCCAAAGAACGCGGATATAGATACACCTGAAGGACTTTACAAGTTAGATCCAAACCCAGTTGACCCTAAAGAAAACTACACTCCAAAAGATCTTCAAGGTGAAGTACCACCAACTACAGCTTTAGATTTGTCTGCAAATACAGTTAAAGATTTAACTAATGAACTGAGCAACGCTATTAATGGCACTGGTGAACACGGTGCTGGTTTTGGAGAGATGCTAACCGAAGACCCTAACGGTGAACTTGTAAACTCTCCTGTTCCTGCAGAAGCTCTTCGAGATGCTCTTCAACTTAAGGGTAAAGATACAGATGCAATTATTGAAAAGATTAATAAGAAGGCTGCAAAAGCAAAGGCAAAAATAAAGCCTCCAGTTTCTGAAGAACCAGAAGTAGAGCCAGATACAAAAGAAGAAGAGCCTAAACCTAAAAAGGCAGTTACCTACAAGCGTTCAGGTAATCGCACTCTTCTTCGTGCTGGCAAGGGCGGAGCATTTAAGGATAAAGAAATTGCTGACTTCCTTGACGAGAATGGTTTTGAATGGACTGGAACTGTTGAAAGAGATGGACAAACTCTTCCAGTTAATTCAGAGTCTGCTACACAGACTGATGAAGAATTTAAGGCTTTTGCTCGTGAACTTCGTGATCGCTTCGGTATTGATTTAGAGCCTCGTGCTGCAACTGCAAAGTCACCTGCTCAAGAACCAATTGATATTGATGCGCCAGCTCCTGAACCAGAGGTGCCAACTCCTGCACCTACTCCAGAACCAACTCCAGAAGAAGTTACACCAGAAGAGCCAGTCGTAACTCCTGAAGAAACACCAAAACCTGTTGAAGATGAAAAAGATAATTGGATTAAGCAAGAAGATGGTACTTGGGTCAACACCAGTACTGGAGAAATTGTAGAAGAGCTTCCTGAAGGTGCTACTGAAGGAAAACCTGCACCAGAAGAGCCAACAGTTCCTACACCAACTCCTGAAGAAGAAACTCCAGTTGTTGAAGAAACTCCTAAGACAGAAGAAGAAAAGAACTTCATTAGAAAAATATCTGCCTTACTGTTTGATCAAGTAGGCAAGGCTCTCTCTGCGGCTAAAGCAGATAAGGGATTAAAAGCTCTTGAAGGATTAACAGATCGACAACTATATGACTTGTTCGGTCCTTTCAATGTATTAAAGCTCAATGAGCTTCTTAAGAGAGCTATGGAAAGCGATAAGGAAAGTGTCTACGGAAATCGCAAAGATATGATTTCCAAGATTATGTTCCTTAAGTATGGTGCTGGATTTAAGAGCAATGAAACTCCGTTTATGCGTAAGTCAATGGATGAGTTTGAAAATAGTTTAATGCGTAGCTCTACTAAAGAACTAGAACAGATTCTTGATCTTTACTACGATGACATGGATGCAAGAGTAGCTGAACAGAACGAAGAAAAAGAAAAAGCAGATGAGCTAAAAAGAGCACGAGAGCGTCGCCGTAAAGCTGCTGAAGATAAACTTCTTGAGAAGTATGGGGACGATGCAGATGCTGAAAAACCAGAAGAGGAAGTAGAGCCTGAGCCAGAAGTAGAGACTCCAGCTGAACCACCTCTACCACCTCTTTCTGCTGACGCTAAAGAGATTCTTAAAGCTCTTATTGATAGACGCCGCAAGATTCAAAGAAAAATTGATAAAGCAGATCTTGATGAGACAACTACTGCTGCAAAGAAAAAAGCTCTTAAAGATGAGCTTGATGAAGTAACTAGAATTATTGATTCTCTTGTCCTAGGTGAAAAACCAGCCGAGAAGCCAGAAGAAACTCCTACTGCAGAGGTTAAGGAAACAGAAAAGCCTCAAGAACCACAACCAAGTATTACTTCAGTTTTTGCACCTAACTTAAAAGCTGGAGATGTTTTCAAGGATGACTACTTTACAATTGTAAGTATTGAAACAGGTCTTACTAAAGAAAGAGATATGGAGATAGTTCCAGCAACTAGACTTACTGGATACTATCCAAACTCTGTAGAGCAGAGCACCAAACTTTGGGCAGATGATACAGAAGTAGATGTGTATCGTGGAGTTACACCTCCATCAAAGGGAGATCTACCAGTACTTAGCAAGCCAGAAATGAAATCCTTTAGTCCTACTGGAAAACTTCAAATAATTGGAACGTTTAAGAGAAAAGACGGCTCTGAAGGAAAGAAGTGGGGCCTAAAGAACCCAGCTGACGTAGAAAAATACAACGCAGCTATGGATGAGTATAAAGAAGAACGTAAACGTCGTATGGCGCTTTGGACTCCTCCAGAGGTTACAACTGTCAATAACGATAATGCAAATACCCCTGTTAACCCACCCGAGAAATCATCTTATGTATCTAACGTCCCAGCATCTGACGTTCAAGTTGGCGATATTGCATTTAGAAAGAACAAGTACGGGGCTAGAGAGTTCTTCACGGTTACCAAGGTTCTTGGAACTAAAGATGGAGTTACATCTCTTGAAGGACACTATGTTGGACATCAAACACAGGTTAAGGAATGGCGTGAAGCTACTCCAATCGACATTATTCGTGGAGAAGTAAATCTTCCAGCATCAGGAGACAAAGAACCTCTAGATAGACCAGATAAATCTCTTCCTAACTATTCTCAACTTGAAAAAGAACGTCAAGAAAAAATTGCAGAGGCAGATAAGGGTTATACCTTTAATGCTGAAGGATCTATCGAAGCTACACCAAAAGTATCCAAACCAAGACTACCTGCATTCTATGGGTCAGCAGAAGAGCTTTTGGCTCTTGGAGATGGAGCTAATATTCAATCAGCTCTAGATGCTAGAGAAAATGGATATGTAGTTTTTGACTTTGAAACTTTAGGAAACGATGTACAGAATGTATTAAATCCAGACGCACCTATCCAAGCAGCTGCAGTTAGATATGTTGGTGGTGAAAAGGTAGAAGAGCTTAACATCTACATTAATCCTGAGAAGCCTTTGGGCGATTACTATTATGAAACAGATAGTGAAGGAAATAAAGTTCTTCGTGCAAATAGAATGAGAGATGCCGAAGGCAATCCAATAACAGATGAATGGTTAGCTACACAGCCAAGTATTCAAGAACAACTACAAAAACTTGTTGACTTCTTTGGACCAGACCCTATTCTTGTTGGACAAAACATTGGCTTTGATTTAAACGTGCTACAACGCTGGTCTCAAAAAGTTGGAATTGACTTCGAACTAAAGGGATCAATTGACACGCTACCAATTGCTCAAGCACTACAAAAAATTGAACGTGGAACAGTTACATTCCCAGAGAATCCTGCAGAAGGAGATGAAGCTCTCTCTGCTCTAGGAAATGCTTGGACATGGAGTGGAACAGCGTGGAAAGCACCTTCTAATGCTCTTAATCAATTAGCGGAGCGTCTAGGAGTAACTACTGACTCTTCTGATTTCCACAATGCATTATTCGATGTTGGAGTAACTGATCAAGTTTTAAGAAAGCTACTTGAAAATCTTAAAGCTGGCAACATCCCTACTGGAGGAAGCGCAGCTTATGCAGAAGGATTTAAGAAGTGGGTACTTTCTCTAGCTGAAGAAAAGAAGAAAGCTTCTAAGAGAGAAGCTGACAAGATTGTTTCTGAAGGACTTGCTGGAAAACCTGTAACTGGTGAAAATGTTGATGCAGCTGTAGATGAAGTAAATTCTGTAGTAGAAGAGCCTGTAACTATTGTTGAAGGCGAAGAATCTTCAGACTCTCCAAAGGAATATGTTTCACCTCTATATGGAGATAAACTTAGTGAAGAATGGGTTAAAGATCCAGAAAACACAGACTTTATCTCTAACGCAAGAATAAAAGACTTAAAAGTCTCAGACTTTATTACTGGCTCTGATGGAGAGCTTTACGAAATTATTAAACTTGAAGATGATGAAGTACAGCCGGGCAACGCAGTAAGAATTATTAGAGCAAATCTTAATACTGGTCAGATTCTCGAAGAAAGACAATCAGAAAGAGATGATGGAGGAACTGGATTCTTCCTAGTTGGAAAAGTTGATGGTGGCTTCTATCGCAGAAAAGACAATGCCGATAAGAGCAATGCTCAAATAGAAACAGAAACTATCGAAGCTATTCCAGATGTTGATCCAGTTGTTATCCCTGAAGTACAGCCTGTTAAGGGTGAGAATGTAACTCCTGAGCAGGTAGCAACAGTTGTTAACGATGCAATTGATGCGATCACAACCTCTAAGCCAGATGCATCTATTGAAGAAGCTGTCAAGGGTCTTAATGTTGATGAAACCATTAAAGAGGCAGTAACTGCTAAGCCTGAAAACGCAGAAGGAGAAACAGGTTTCCATATCTCCTCTGACGGAGTTACTTTAATTAAGCCTGGAGACAAGGTTATCCACGCTAAGACTAAGAGAACTGGAACTGTAAGCGTTCTCCTTCCTTCATATCAGGGTGGAAAATATAAGAATTATGTAAAAGTTAGATATGACGATTCTAATGAAAGAGAGCCTGTAGCATCTAAGAATCTTTCAATTGTTTTCCGACCTGAATTTGTACCAGTAGTTAAGCCTAAAGGTGAGACAACTGTTAAAGATATTTCAAACAAGATCAAGGATATTCAAGGAACAACACCTGCAGAAGGTTCAGTAAATCCTGATGAGCTTGCAGAGAAGTTTAAGTCTGCAGAAAAAGAACGAGATGACAAGGTAAAGGAAACTAACTTTGTAAAGACATCTACTTCTGTAGTTGCAAAGGTAAAAGAAAATCTTCCAGCACGAGGAACAACTGAAAGCTCTCTTCCAAGTCTTAAAACTGGAAATCTATTCGATGTAACTTTTGCAATAGACAAACCAACTGAGAAAGAGCTTAAAGATAAAGGCGTAGACTTAAGCCTAGATTCAGCAGATGACTTAATTGTATTTAGAGCAACTAAAGATTTATTCCTCAGAAATCAACCTGTTGCAACTATTAAACCAGACGGATCAATTATCTGGCGTACCGAGAACGACAAGCGTTCATTCTCATTAGAGCTTGAAAGAGTTCTTCAAGATTTCATAGATCCAGTAACAAATCTTAACGCAATGATTGTTATCAATGAACCAGAAGATACTGAAGGAACAGACGCCGATAACTTTGGCAACGGAACTCTTCTTGGTGAATCAGAGAGCTCATTTGACTATAACAACATCTCTAACTTCCCTCCAACAGAGGAGCAGAAGAAGATTGTTGATGCAATTATGACTGGTGGGGATGTCATAGTTCAAGCTTTGGCTGGCACTGGAAAGACTTCTACTCTAGTTCTTGCTGCAAAGAGAATTTTGGCAGAAAATCCAGCTAAAAAACTTCTTTACATTGTATTTAATAAGGAAACTGCTGAAGAAGCTCAAGGCAGAATGCCTCAGAACGTAGATTCTAGAACTATGGACAACATTGTCTACTCAATGCTTCCAGATAATCACAAGGAAAGAAATAAACTTAGCAGTGTCTTTAAGATAAATGAGAGAAGTCTTATCGATTACACTGACTATGTAAACCTATTTGAGTACTACCAGTACGAGCCAGTAACTGTATCTATCAGAGGCACAGAAACAACTCTAGGAAGAAACGATCTTGTTCAAGAAATAAGAGAAGCAGTAGATAGATTTGCAATTTCAGCAGACGATGTTTTAACTGAAAAGCATTTCACTAAGAAAACTCCATTCTACGACACAGTTCCACCAATTCTTGTCGAGTATGCAAAGAAAATGTGGAAAGATGTAAGTACTGAAGAAGGTTGGGACCCTTCCTCAAAGAAGCTGTCAAGAATTGATTATTCACATATGCTTAAAGCTTGGGCACTAACTAAGCCTCAATTTATAGATGGTTTAAACTCTGGATCAACTAGCACTAAGCAATTTAAAGATAGAAAGAACGATATGTTCTTCTTTGATGAAGCTCAGGATATGAACCCAGTAATTGTAAAACTTTTGGCTGACCAAGAAGGAATTCAAAAGGTATATGTTGGAGATAGTAATCAAGCTATCTATGCATTCCGTGGAGCTGTAGATGAGCTTAATAACGTAAAGAATGCAAAAGAGCTATACCTAACTCAGACATTCCGTTTCGGTGCAAAGGTTGCAGGAATAGGAAACAGATTCCTAACTCTACTTAACTCTAAAAATAAGGTAGTAGGAAAGCCTGGAGAAGACGACGGCGAAATTGTAGAGAATATGGAAGACCCTACTGCAATTATTGCTAGATCAAACGGTGGAGTTATCGACAGTGTCTTTGACCTATTAGCTAAGGGAAAGAACCCAGGATTAAACTTAGAGACCTACTACAAGGCTATGTCATATGCAAAGTCTGCAGCATGGTTGATTGCAGCTAACAAGGGAACACCTGCATACAAGAAGCCAAAACTCCATGAAGATTTAGCAGGTTTCCAAAACTGGAACGAAGTCCTAAAGGCAGTTCAGGATGGCAAATCAGTAGGTGGAGCGATGTACATGGTTCGTCTTCTAAGAGATAGAAAGATGACTATAAAAGAGTTGGTAGATAAGCTCAACAGTATTACTCCTATCCGTGGTACAGGGTTTAGAACAGATGCATACGTTCCTGTAGGCAAGGAAGCACTCGCAGACGGAATTACTGGAGAGCTCGGTACTGGTAGAACTAATAGTGGGTTTAAAGGAAAGCTTACATACACAATTAAAGACGGAGTAATATCTTTCCAAAACTCAAAGTCATATAAAGATTTTCTTTTGAAGGACTTTACATATAACCCAGAAAAATTCTCTTTTGAAAAGGCTTTTGGAAAAGAGCAAGAAGAAGATATCCTTAATTTAATTAACGATGTTAGACGATGGGTACAAAACTATCCTCCAAGAATCCCTATTGACGCTGAAATTATTACAGCACATAAGTCAAAGGGTAAAGAATGGGATCGCGTAAAGCTTTTTGATGATTTCAAGCAACCTGAGATCAATGATGAAGGAGAGATGCAACTTCCTGACCCAGAAGAACTCAGAATCTCATACGTTGCGGCTACTCGTGCAAAGAAGTCTATTGACATTGGAGAAAACCTAAAGTGGATTTACGATGTCACATCTGAAGATGATGAAAAGCCTCAGCTAACTGACGTCGAAAAACTTAGCGGAATGACCGTTACACCAGATCCAGAACCTGTAACTCCAGAAGAGGTTGGCAACGAGGTTGTCAAGGCTAGAAAGATTACAGATCAGAAGACTTTGGAAGTTGCTAACCGACTAATCGAACTTATTGAAAAGGGCGTTGTTCCTTGGACAAAGGGATGGTCTGGTGGAGGCTTCCTTCCAACAAACGGAAAAACAAACAAGAGTTATCAAGGAACTAACACACTTGCTCTCTGGGCAGCAATGCATCTAAATGATTGGACAGACCCTAGATTCTTAACCTTCAATCAAGGTAAATCACTAGGAGGCTTTGTTCGTAAGGGCGAGACAGGCACAAAGATTCTAAAGCCTAACGTTGTAACTAAAGAAGTAAAGCAGCCAGATGGAAGCATTAAAAAAGAAGGATACATCTACTTTACAGAAGTTCCAGTATTTAACGTTTCTCAGTTTGAGAAACTAAACCTTCCACCTTTGGTAAAGAAGGATCCAGTACCTGTATTAGATATTGAAACTCAAATACTAGAGTCATATAAAGATCACCCAGAGATTATTTACCGTCCTCAAGATAAGGCTTATTACTTACCTTCTGTAGACAAGATTTACTTACCTTTAAGAGAGCAATTTGATACTAGTATCGGTTTCATAGAGACATTTTTCCACGAACTAGGTCACAGTACAGGACACGTTTCACGTCTAGGTAAAGAAGGAAAGCGCAAGGATCTTCAAGATAATTATGGCAACCATAAAGCAAGCCGTGGTGAAGAAGAACTTATTGCAGAAATTACAGTTGCACTTATTGCTGCAGAGTTTGGTGTTGAAATTGACTGGGGAAATACAGCTTCATACGCACAAGGATGGTTAAAGCCTCTCAAGGATGATCCGGGAATGATTATCATTGCTGCAAAGCAAGCTCAAGATGCAGTTAACTGGATGCTTGGAATTAAGCCAGAAGATAAGAACGCAACTCCAGAACCTGATGCACAAGCACCAGAAGCTGGCGAAGGCGTAGGCAGTGAAGGTCAGACTGGAGAGCAAATTGCTGATCAAAAACCTGAAACTCCAGAAGCAACTCCAGAACCTAATGTTGGAGAGCAAGGCCAAACTGGAGAAGAGATTGCTAAAAATACTCCAAAGAATAAAGATGCCTCTAAACAACCTACAAAACTTACTGTCAATGATGAAGAATACGATCTATGGGATGACATTAACTATGACCGTACTTCAGAAGAAGGAAAAGATAACGATAATTTAGAGTCTGCACACGGAATTTTTGCCTCAAGAATTCTAGAAGGACAAGAGCTAATTAAAGATAGAAATGAAATTGGAAAATACATTGCCGACATATTGAAAAAATATGGTTACGGCAACAAGCTCTTCTATTTGGCTGGAGGATCTGTAGCCGATAAGATGCTAGGAGATGACCCTTCATGGGAAGGTTCCGATGGAACTCCTTATGGTGGAGGAATTGAAGCTGGTATAGGTCTTGCAAATAGCGAAGCTTTCGCAGATGGAGATCCTTTAAAGGGTGTCGAGTTCCCTGTAGTTCTGGTTAGAAAAAGAGGAATTTCTAAGGTAGCTTTGCTTCACGAAATAGCTCACCTTATGGAAGGTGGATGGAAGAGCAATACTGGAGGAGGCCATAATCAAGCATGGCACCAGACATTGCTGACATTGCTACGACAAGAGGGTTTTCAAAAAGAAGCTAATCTACTAGCATTAACCATAGGAGAAGTGAAAGGAGATACAGGTGTTATCAATCCCTGAAGATATGGAAGAGGCTATTATGCCAAAAGCTTTATCTGACAATCAAAAGTCATTTCCAGCAATGAAAGAATCTGAAAAAGACTCTGAAAAAAAGGATAATGTATAATGAGTCTTACAGATAAAGAACTTTACACAGAGGCAATGATTGCTGCATACAGAAGGCTTATGGATGTAGCTTTCTGGGACCCAGCAGCAGCCGATGATGACGAAGATGCTGAACCTAAAAAGGAAGAGGATAAATGAAAACCGTAGTGGTTAAGTCTTATCCTGAAGAAGGAATGGCTCTTGCATACCTAAAAGGTGAAGATGTTGTAAAGCAACTAGTTTTTTATAGTGAACGATTTGGGATTTCTACTCTCATAGATGGCAAGTTTCGCTCATACGCAGAAGGCGATGTAAGTCTTGACGGTAAGTCATTTATCTACATTGAACCAGCTAACTACAAAGTTGTCCGTGAAATGTTTCAAAGAGCAGAGTCAATGGGTAAATATCTTACTTACAAAGATGTAGAAAAATACAGAGTAGATTATGTACTTAAGAAAGCTATGACAGCAGCTGTAGAGACATCTGAAGGATGTCCTCCTGCAACCCAAGATATTGGTATTAATCTTGATAATCGTAAGAACGCTATTGACACCGCTATGTACGGACCTCTCAATCCTCTAGAACCTAACGATGAGTACTGGGAAGCGATTGCTGACGAATGGTCAGTTGATAAAGAGACTGCAAAGAAGCAACTTTGTGGCAATTGTGCTGTATTTATTCAGACTCCAAAGATGCTTGATTGTATTGCTTCTGGGCTTGGTAATGAAGAAGGAAATGATGCTTGGGGCTCAATTGATGCTGGAGATTTAGGGTATTGTGAAGCATTCGACTTTAAATGCGCTGCATCCCGCACATGTCGTGCATGGGTCGCTGGTGGACCAGTAACAGAGGAGAGCAAGTAATGGACTATGTTGGCCGCAACGGTTCTAAGGTACTTTTCATCTCCGAAACATTGGGAACAGTTGTTGATGAGTTCCAAAATGTTGTGCTTGAGCTAGACCTTAAAGAACCTCTTATTGCAGCCACCTACTGGGATAGTAACTCTGAAAGACCTACTGGACCTGCAGTAGAGCTTGCAGCAGCAGCTCTAACAGATTTAGATATTAAAGTTTTTTCAAACAATGACCGTATGTACACAATTCCTGACTCCGTTGTTGCAGAAGCAAAACGCGGTCTTGAGTGGCGTAAAGAAGAAAATCGCGGTGGAACATCTGTTGGTCTTAATACTGCTCGCACACTAGCTCGTGGCGGTCAAATTGGTATTCGTAAACTTCGTCATATTGCTAAATACTTTCCACGTCACGAAGTAGATAAAAAGGGAACTGGCTACAAGCCGGGACAAAAAAATTATCCATCCAATGGTCGCATCGCTTGGGCTCTTTGGGGTGGAGACGCTGCTCGTTCATGGGCATCTGCAATTGTAGAACGTGAAAATAAGAAGGCTAAGTCAAACTCAATTCTTGCGGGTGGATTAGATCCTATGCAATATGAGATGCCAAAGAGAGTTAACTACGATTCTTTTATTACCTCAAAGACAATGCCTGAAGATAATGTAATTGAATTTTTTGCCCGTATTCGTTTAGACGGATCTGGTATTGATCGCCTGTATCGTATTGAGCCAGCAGGTCACATTTATGTGTGGGATGACGGCGACTGGGATGACATGGGCATGACAGATGCTGATATGTCTATGTATGACAAAATTCTTGACGACCCTAACGATAGAACACCTTGCGGACAAATTCCTGTAGATACTGAAACAGCACTTTTCATTGCAGCACTTCTAGATAACGAACCTTTTATTGCACATAAGGTAGATAAGTTATACCCAGAAGAAAGCAAGATTTATGAAGAAGCATATCCAGATCTTGATATGGATCTACTAGATGATTTAGCTCTTCAAGATGAAATGTCTGACTCATGGGATTTTGTAGACGACAGTTTAACTGCTGCAGGAGAAGCTCCAAGTTCTGGATCTAGGGCAGACAAAGATGGAGATGGAAAGCTAGATAGTGATTTTCTATCCGAAAAGGCTTCTGCTCAACTTCGTGACAAATCAGGTAAATTTGCAAAAATGGGTGGACGAGTAGTTATTGGCGGGAACGCAAAGTATCAAGGAAATATTCGTTCTTTAGATGCAACAACACAGACCGTTAAGGTAGAGCTTAATAACGGAAATATGATAGATATTCCTGCATCAATGACAGAGCCTTTAGAGTCATATGTTCCTATCCCTAATGCAGTTGCAGAAGGAGAGTTAGATACTTCTGGAATTCTTGGTGAGCCTCGTACTCCAATGGATTCTCCAATTCGTATGCCAGGAACTCTTCCTCCACTTAACGCATCGAATCTTAATTTAATGCTTACAAACTATCCACAGTGGGTGTCAGAGCAAAGACTTTCTCCAGACCCACAACCAACTCAAGCTCCTGCAAGTTCTAATCTAAAAACATCAGCACCTCAGCAACCTCAAGGTGTTGAAAAAGATGTTGCTAAAGACAATCCTTTATATAAGTATTACCCAGAAAAGTTTACAAATTGGACTAAGGAAGTAAATGCTTACAATCTTCCTATCCTTAAGCCTTGGCTTGAGTCTGGACCAGACAGTCGTCGCAAATACAATCCATTTGTAGATCCAGAAAAAACAAAAAAATTTGTTGAAGAAAAAGGAATTAAATCCCCAAAGCTTGACTCTAAGGGTCGTCCTCTAAAGGCTTCTGCTGGTGAAGAAAAAGCTATGACACCAGAGACTTCTGATGTATCTATCTTGCATATGGCAATCGTTTCTCCTGATGATCCTCAGGCAGTAATGGATTTAGTTGCTTTAGTTCCAGCATCTAATAAAACAATTCAACCAACCACATATAGTCGTAAAGATAGTAAATGGGTACACGATCCTCAAATCTTAAATGATCTTCAAAGTGCAACTCCTCCACCAGTAATTGTTTTAGATGATGCAACTTTAGTAGATGTACTAGAGCAAGTTGATAATAAAGCAATCACTGCTGCAGGTGGTGCAGACCGTAATCGTGGAAATGCTGAAAAGCTTCGTCGTTATTGGACCTATGGTAAGGGTGCAGCCAAGATTCGTTGGAAGACTCCAGGAGACTGGACTCGTTGCTATCGTCAGTTAGCTAAATATATGGGTCCTCGTGCCAAGGGCTATTGCGCCCTTCGTCACAGAGAGATGAATGGTTATTGGCCAGGAGATAAAAAGAATCAAGAGATGGGCGCTTTTAGTGTCAATACCTTGCACAATTACGATGAACTTTTGAGCACTTTTGTTATGCGTGCTAAAGCTGCAGATGCTAGAGCAAGAGTAATGACAGCTGGCGGAGATATGGAAAGCCAAGAAGGATCTGAATTCTTCATCCCTCTCGTTATACCTGAAGAAGTCGAATCTGGAGACGGAAGAGTTATCGTTAAAGATGCTCTTTCTATTAGAGAGCTTCCACTACCTCTTTTATGGCAAATTCAAACAGGAGAAGGCCACAATGGGTCTGTCGTAGTTGGAAAAATTGTTTCAATGGAGAGAGTCGATGGCGGAATTGGAAACGCTAAAGGATTTTTCGACAAAGGCTCTTATGGGCAAGAAGCTGAACGACTAGTTCGTGGTGGCTTCATTCGTGGTGTTTCGGCAGATCTCGATCAATTTGAGGGTGACGAAGAGGTGCCAGAGGTTAAAGAAACATCTGACACTAAGGTAGAAAGCGGTAAAATAAAGATCAAGAAAGCACGAGTCATGGCTGTGACTTTGGTGCCGAAGCCAGCTTTCCAAGAATGCTCAATTCAACTCGCCAATGAGCTTGGCGGAGAAGAGGAAGAAGTGAATATCCCTGACGGCGTATATGTCGAAGGAGTAAACCCTCTCGATGCTTCGGCGCTTGTTGCTTGCGGAATGATCGCAGGTGCAATTCCAGTTAATCCACCAAAAGAGTGGTTTAACGATCCAAAATTAACAACTGCAACACCACTAACTGTTGATGATGATGGTCGTGTATTCGGTCATATCGCAGCTTGGCATGTCGATCATATCGGTATGAGTATGGGAACCAAGCCTCCACGCAGTCGTAGCAAGTATGCATATTTTCATACAGGTGTAGTTCGTACAGACGATGGTACAGATGTACCAGTAGGGCAACTAACTCTTGCGGGGGGACACGCATCACTAGAAGCATCTGCCTCTGAAGCAGTTCGTCACTACGACGACACAGCATCTGCAATTGCAGATGTACATGCTGGAGAAGATGCCTATGGTATTTGGGTAGCTGGATCAGTTCGCCCAGGATCTACACCAGAACAAATTCGTGCACTTCGTGCATCAGCACCTTCAGGTGACTGGCGCCCAATTAAAAATTCTCTAGAACTAGTTGCTGTATGTCAAGTAAATGTTCCAGGATTCCCAATCGCTCGTGCTCGTGTTGCATCAGGTTCAGTTATGGCACTCGTTGCTGCTGGTGCAAGTGTTCTTGCACAGATGAAGAGCGATCCACTTTCAGAAATGAAGGGTCGTATTGAAGCTCTTGAGAAGCCACAAAAGGAAGCTTTAGTTGCCTCAGCAAATGATGCCCGTGCTCGCATTCAAGCTTTTCAAAACGAACAGCTGAATCAGAAGAAGGCTTTAATTGCTGCAAAGGTAGCAAAAGTAAAACAAGATTCAGATCTTGATTATGACTACATGAACGAAATGTTTGATGATAACCCAGAAAATGAAATGGCTGTTATTTCTCGTAAGACTCGTATGCGTCTTGCTGAAGAAGGAAAAGCACTTCCAGATGGTTCGTACCCAATCCGTAATGCTCAAGATCTAAAGAACGCTATCCGTGCCTATGGCCGCTCAAAGCCAGGAAGCCGTGGAAAGGTAAAGCGCCATATTATGAAACGTGCTATTGGACTAAATAAAGAAGAAATCATTCCAGAAAATTGGAAGGGTGCAGCTTCTAATCTAGATGAAATTGTTGCCACTATGAAAACCAGAGCAACTTTTGCAGCAGCTTCTATGAATTCAGAAGCAGTTTTTTCAACACAAGAATTTGCTGAAGAACCTGCACCAGAAGAGATTGCTGATCTTACAGATGAAGAAATTGAAGTCTTAAGGCAAGAAGCAAAGACTCGTAAGTCACAAGAAAATGATGGTGTCTCAAGAGATCAAGATGGTCGTGTTAAGTACACTCCAGAGACCCAACCTCGTGATGCCTCAGGAAAGTTCCGTCAGGTGCTAGCCCGTATCAAGCAGGATCTTGGAACCTCTGGTTTGGACCGTGTTCTAGATAAGATTGAAGAGGCTGAGAACTTTGATAGCACTGGCGATTACGCTGGAGCAGCCAAAGCAGCAGGAGATTTACTCGGAATTATTGACCGATTGGACTCTGGAGCACTAAATGCTGAAGCTTTAGAGAACGTTAGAATCAGCGCTGGAGAGCTTGGAAAGGTTATCGCTAACCTACCTTTTGCCTTCGGTGAAGAGTCTCAAAAGATCCGCTTCTCAGATGTCCCACCAGCACTACGCGACCTCATGGAAGACATGATTACCCGTGTAGAAGACAAGATTGGCCAAGAAGATGCCGATATTGCCACAGAAGATTTGAAGAAGTTTATTTCAGGAAGCGAGCTCTACAACCAGTCAGAGATTTCCTCTCAGATGGCTAAGCTCCTTCGCTTACTTACCTAAGTAACTAATAATCGTACAAATAACCATATAAAAGATAATGTACTATATAAATCAGGTGGAGTGCCTCCACGCATCTAATGCGTCTGAGAGTCCCTCGGCCTCGACTGATAAGCGAGACGAGAAGCATTAACGCCTTCTTGTCGTAACTGGCCCGGAAAAGGAACAGTAATGGACCAAATTAAAGAATCATTTGATTCCTTGTCTGAACTCTCTGACGATCAAGTCACTGAACTTCAAAACAAGATCATCAAAGAATTTGAGTCTGTAGAAAAAGAAGATCCTACTCCGCAATCAGTTGACGCAATGTCGTCATTAGCCGACATGCTTGACACCGTTCGTGGTGAATTCAAGCGACGCGAGGCCGCGGTTCAAGAGCTCGCACAGCGGGCAGCAGAAGCAGCCTCTCGTGTGTACGGCGAAGACAAAGAAAAGGACATGGAGTCCGATTCCTCAGAGGAAATGAAAGAAGAGATGACATCTGAATCAGAAGCTGCAATGGCTGAAGATAAGAAAGATGAAATGCCTTCTGAAGAAGTTCCTGCAGCCGAAGCTCCTATGGCAGAAGAAATGCCAGTAGAAGAAGAAGCACCAACTCCAGTGATGGATGAGGAAAAGAAAAAGGAAGAGGAAAAAATGTCCGAAGCGTCAATCGATGCAGATAAGACCGTCGAACTTTCGACAGAATCAAATGAAGTTGTTACCGAAGCAGCTGCCGCTGTAGAGGCAACCGCTGTTGTTGCAGATGGTGCAGAAGCATCAGAAGCAGAAGCAGCACCTGCAGAAGCAGCACCTGCTGCTGAAGCAGTTGTAACAGAAGCAGAGGTAGTAGTTGAAGATGCAGCAGTAGTTGCAGATTCAGAAGCTGCAGTTGCAGAAGTTACAGAAGATGCAGAAGCATCAACCCAAACACAAACAGAACCTACAGAGGTTCAAGAAAAGATGGAGGCACCTGTGACCGCCGCTGCAAATGCAGATAACCTCAATATCGAGGTCCCGGCTGACCGTCGCCCTGTTGCACAGGCATCTGTAGCTCCCGTGGCAATCACTGCGGGTGCTGACATTCCTGGCTACACAGCTGGCAGCCCAATGAACGACATGTATGATGTCGCTTCAGCGTTCGAAAAGCGTATCCACGCTCTACGTCGCGTTAATGGTGGAGATGGAGAACAACACATTGTTGCATCTGTCGCCACTGTATACCCAGAGTCTCGCACCCTTACACAGGATGCAGAGTCAAACTGGGCAAAAGTACAAGCTGTAACTGGCCCAGAAGCACTTGTTGCATCTGGTGGCCACTCAGCACCATTCGAAGTTAAGTACGACATCTTCGGTCTAGGAACAACAGATCGTCCACTACGCGACGCTCTACCTAAGTTCCAAGCTGATCGTGGCGGTATTCGCTTCGTAACCCCACCAGTTCTTAGCTCATATGCTAACGCTGTTGGTATTTGGACCGCAGCAAATGACTCAGCACAGACACCAAACCCAGCTGCAAAGCTTAGTTTGACAGTTTCTGCTGCAGCAGAAGAGACAGTTGCAACTGATGCTGTAACACTACAGCTACAGTTCGGTAACTTGATGTCTCGTGCGTATCCTGAATTGATCGCTCGCCACAATGAGCTTGGTCTTATTCAGCACGCTCGTGAAGCAGAAGGTCAAATCTTGACCCGTCTAACTGCACTTTCAACTGCAGTTACTTCAACTTCACTAATCGGTGTAGCTCGTGACTTCCTAGTAACACTAGGTCGCGCAGCAGCTAACTACCGTGGCCGTCACCGTCTAGGTGCAGATGCTCCACTTCGCGTTATTGCTCCAGCTTGGATCAAGGACGCAATGGCAGCAGATCTAGCTCTACAGATGCCAGGAGATGCAAGTCTCAACGCAGCTTCAGAGATTGATGGCTACATTGCATCACGCAACATCAACATCACATACCACATCGATGATTTCACAGGCGCTCAGGGTGCATCAGCACTTAACGAGTTTGCTGATACATTCGTTTGGTACATGTTCGCTGAAGGAACATTCTTGTTCCTAGATGGCGGTACATTGGATCTTGGTGTTATCCGTGACTCAACCCTCGTTGGCACAAACGACTACAAGATGTTCGTTGAAACCTTCGAAGGTGTTGCAAAGATTGGTGTTGAAGGACTTGTCGTCACATCAACCATCTCAGTGAACGGTGTAGCAGCAGCTCTCCGTGACACAACAGGTGGCGCAACAGCCGCGGCAATCGAATACTAAAAAGTAAGCGATAGCTAAAAAGTAGTAAGTCAAACCCGAGCAGACACTTAGAAAGAAACAGGAGAAAACTAGAAATGGCGTTTAGAGGAATCTATCCAGCACCAGATTTGGTTCACGCACCTTGCGGACTTCTAAGTGTCGCTCGGGTTATGACACACACCACCGCAAATTACGATGAGCGTTGGGTTCGTGGCTTTAGTTACGAATTTGATTCACAACCAGAAGTAGAAGTATTTACAGTAAACGATGCAGCTGCTAGTGCAGTTGTAGGAACATCAACTCTTCCTCAGTTTAAAGAATACGATCCTTTCTTTATTCAAGTAACAGATACCCGTTCATATTTTGGTATTAATGGTGAAGATCGTTTTGCAATTGCTAGAAAGCAGTTAGAAGCAGCTACACAGAAAGCAATCGAGCTTGAACTTTGGGAAGGTAAAGCTGCAATTGCTGAAACAAATGGGAATGACTTTTTAAGGGAAACAGGAGTAGCAACCGTTGTAAATAGCGGTGCATTAGCTCCAGCAACAGCACTTATGCTGTTAGAACAAGCAGTTTCTTCATCACCAGCAGGTACAAACGGAGTCATTCACATGACCCGCGATGTTGCGTCGATTCTTGGATCACGTCTCATCTACTCTCCTGCAGATGGAGGAAAGACAGGTAAAGCAATGACACGCTTAGGTACAGAAGTAGTCATTGGTTCTGGTTACACAGGAGCTGGTCGTCTTAGTGACGCCAACACCTCAGCATCTGCTTCAAACAAGTGGATGTTTGCAACTGGTCCTGTAGATGTACATCTAAGCAAAATTGAAATTGTGAACGAAAATCTTGGTCAAGGTGCAACTGTAAGTACGAACACAAATGACTTAACAGTCAGAGCGGTTCGTTCAGCTGCGGTATACTTTGATCCAAGTATCTTCTACACAGTTCGTCTAGCACTACCCACAACCTAGTAAGAAAAAACAAAGGAGAACACTGGAATGGCCACTCAGGACTATGCGGCTAGCGTCCAAGGTGTGGCGATCCGAGTCACGAGACTGGACGCCGCTGGCAATCTGCTCAATGGAGCAGGAGACAGCTACACCACCTCGGCGTTCCTTCGCACATCTTTCACCCCTGAATATGAAGAGGGTGACGAAATCGTTGAGAAGTCAGCAGACGGTACTGTATGCGTGTCATACAAGGCCCCTGACACACTCAAGCGCATCACAATGGAACTCGCAATTTGCGAACCAGATACAGAACTTTCACAACTAATCTCTGGCGGTTTGTTGCTTCGTAAGAACTTCGGTTCTTTTGCATCACCAGATAACAAGTCAGTCGGTTGGGCCGCACCTTCCGTCGGCGATGACCCATCAGGCAACGGTGTTGCTCTTGAATGCTGGTCTTTTGCTGTCGCAGATGGCCGCCGTGCTTCAACTAACCCATACTTCCACTGGGTATTCCCATACGCAAAGCTTCGCCAAAGCGGAGACCGCGTTATTGAAAACGGAATGCTTGCCACAACTTTTGAAGGTTATGGACTTGGAAATGTTAACTTTGGTTCAGGTCTAGATGGCCGTTGGGAATATCCAGTAGCAACTGAGCGCTCATATTCATATGCTCGCACAAACTACTCACCAACAGGTCTAAAGGGCTTCTATCGCTGGTTTAATAACTCAACAAAGACCGTCACAAACAAAGCTCTAACATCAAACATTGCAACACTTACAACAGGTGCTGCACACGGATTTGAAGTTGGTCAGAGCGTAACAGTGAGCTCAGTTGATTCAACATTCAACGGTACTTACACAATTACCGCTGTGCCTACAACAACAACCTTCCGCTATGCAAAGACTGCAACAGATGTTGCATCTACAGCAGTTAGCCCAGCAGGTTCAGTACTCCGCAATCGTGGATACCTTGCAGTATCAGATTTCGCCTCACAAGGGTCAACATCTACATACAACGTTCCAGGTAGCGAAGAATACAACGCAGATCTACCAGTTGACTTTATTATTGCGTCAACCGAGGATCCAACCGCTTAATTCATTAGGAAAGGCGGGCATCGAGCCGATGGTTTTTAAACTACGGTTTGTGCCCGCCTTCTTACTTAGAGACGAGGTGAGAGTATGAGTAATCTTTGGGTAACACCAGAAGAGCTAGGTACATACGCTAATTCAGATTATGCCTACGAAGCTTGTAAATCAGCCTCTTATTTACTTTGGGGAATGTCAGGCCGCAAATTTAGCGGTGTAACAACAGTAACAGAACGATATGTATCTTCTTACGATCCATACCTTCGATCAGGTGGATCTAGTCTTGTTTACAGCCCAATTTTAATAAATGGAGATGTTGTAAATATGGCCTCTGGTGGTCGATACGCAGAGGATGATTTTCAAGGTGATGGTACATCTTCAAACTCCCGTGTCCGCCTTCGTGGTCGCAAGGTAGTTAAAATACATACTCTTCGTGACCTTGATGGAAATATTATAGAACCAAGTAAGTATTATCTTTCTGACCACTCAACAATTTTTGGAGTTGCAGGATCAGGATGGTCACCTTCTCAAGTAGAGGTTACCTACACATATGGAAGCCCTGCACCTTCAGCAGGTCGTGCAGCAGCTCGTGTTTTGGCTACAGAACTTGTTAAGCTTTACGAAGATGACGACACATGTGCCCTTCCTCAGAGAGTTACATCTATAAGTCGTCAAGGTGTTTCATATACTCTTCTTGATAATCAAGATTTTATTGATGAACTTAAAACAGGCATATATGCTATTGATCTTTTTCTAAAAACAGTAAACCCAGACAAGGCTCGTGCTCGTTCTCGTGTATTTAGCCCAGACCAGCCGCGAGCTCGTCGTATCACGGGGGCATCTCCTCTTTACCCACTTAGCGCATTTGACCTATATTCGACTGCAGATGGGGCATCTAACATCTATTATTTCTCAGAGATTAATGCAGATTTTATTGATGGAAGTAATGCTTGGACTATTCAAATAGATTTTTCTGATATTAATAGCAACACAACGACAACTATTCCTAATGCTGCTGTTATTGATAGAGTAGAAAATACAATAAGAGTGAGTGCAACTTACAAACAAGTATTAGATGTAATAGGACCTCGTGATCCAGGTATTTTAGATATGTACGCTGTACGACCAAGTCTTGCAAATCCAGCTGTTTCCGAGATTGTTCATTTAATTTCTAGTAACATTATCATGCAACTAGGCGAACGAACAATTCCAATCTATACTGTATAACTAGAGAAACTAAAAGACAAGAGGACATATGGGATTAAATGTAGATCCAGCAACAGTATCTAGCGATGCTAAGAATTTAGCTAACCTTATGCAAAATGTGCTTAATGCTGTAATTGATACATATACTTCCTATACGATGCCATTACCGGGTCGTCGCTATTGGACACTAGGTTCTCCAGCTGTTGACTGCGAGCAAGTAGTTGTTTCTATGTTGCAGATGTATATTGGATCTCCAGGAGATGAAGCAACATCTCCACGCAGATGTAATGATCCTCGCTCAGTGACCCTTCTGGTTCAAGTTTCTCGTGAAGTTCCTACAGTAGGAGCAAATGGCAGATCACCATCTGCAGATGCAATTCAAGATGGGTCAGAGATTTCTGCATACGATGCATGGATTCTGTTGGATAGCTCAAGACTATTAGACCGCTGGGATCCAGCTAACTTTGGTCTTGGTGTTATTGCAACAGTAGAAACCAACGCTCCTGAGGGCGGGTTTCAAACAGTAAGTATGACTATAACTATGGCGGTTCCGTAATGGCTAGAGTTAAGTTTTACGATTCAGTTTTAGATAACTTCCTAAACAATCCAAATGGAGAAGTAGGTAGATTTCTAAATGAAAAAGGAGAAGAAATAATTACAGCTGCCAGAGCAATGGTAGGTGTAAGAACTGGAAGTCTTCGTAGTTCTATTCATATGAGACATATGAGAGATCCACGAGGTCAACGTATCTGGGTTGGGTCAACCTTAGATTACGCATTAGCACACCATGAAGGAACTGCTCCTCGATTAGTAGCCTCAAAAAGCGGAAAAATGCTTAGGTTTGTTTCTAGAGGACAAATTGTTTATGCACATGCAGTTCTACATCCAGGTAATGAAGCTAATCGTTATCTAAGTAAAGCTCTTAAAGCCAAGATATAATTACTACAACGACAGATAAGGAAAACTGATGACAACACGATTTAAAGATTTTGGGTCTGGTGGAGATCAAAACACCGAGCCAATTCTGTTTAAGCTTCATGGAGAAGAGTTTGAATGCGTAAAAAACCTTCAAGGAAACGCTCTTCTTAATCTTGTTGCAAAGGCTGGCAGTGGAGAGCCAGGCGATGCAGCAGAGACAATTAAAGACATCTTCTCACGAGCTCTTGTGGAAGAAAGCTACACAAGATTCGTCAAACTCATTGACGATAAGGAAAAGATTGTAACTGTGGAAACACTAGGCGCTATCACCGCTTGGTTAGTAGAACAGTACTCAGGCCGTCCTACGCAGGGGCCAGAGCAATCGCAGAGTGGGCAGTCGACCTCTGGCCTTATGTAAATGGTAAAGCTCTAACAAACGGATTGAAATTGGCAAATATGGATATGGCAGACATGCTAGATGTGATGCACTATTACATGGAAACCGATTTTAATGTGTCAAATGCTGAACAAGCGGAAGCTCGTGATAAAGCAAGGAGCATTATCTACACAAGTTTATATAACAAACAATATAAACTTACTGTAAAAAGCAATAACCATTCTCAGACTAACGCAAGTGGTTTTGAGGAAAATTTTGCTGACAACGACCCCTTAAAAGGTCCTACGAAGTCATATGTCCCACCGACAGACTTCAATGCAGACTCCGAAAAACCTTTCGGAGACATTTTAGATTCACCATTAGGTAGCTAGGAGGTGATGGCATGGCAGTTGTAGGCGAGGCATCGGTAATTGTTCGTGCCGTCACCACTAGCGTAAAAAATGATATTCAAAAAGCTTTTGACGGAGCTGGTCGAGTAGGTGAACGTGCTGGAGCTGATGCAGGTTCTAGCTTTAGTAGAGGGTTTAAAAGCAACAACAATGTTGGAGCTCTCTTTGGCAAAAACTTATCTCAAAGAGATATAAATGTATTTAAACAAGCAAGAGAGCAATTTCTTTCTCTTGCAAGAGTTGGTTACACCTTAGGTGCTTCTCTTACAGCTCTAGGCGGAATTATTGGTGGTGTAATTGGTGGTTTAGGTACTTTAGTAGCAGTTGTTGGTGGAGCTACTCCAGCTTTATTAGGTTTATCTGGTGCATTTTTAGCCGTTGCTGCCTCGGCAGCTGTACTTAGGGCAACTTTTGGCGGTGTAGGGGAAGCTATTAGCGCAGGTGCAAAGGTAGGACAAAATGCAGCTGCAGATGCAGATAGACTTGCTGCAGCAAACGATAGATTAGCAGATGCTTATTACAATTTAGATGAAACTGCTCGAGACAATGCTAAAAGAAAAGCAGATGCTGTAGAGGCAGAGTCTGATGCAGCTATTGCAGTTGCAGATGCAGCTATTGCTGTTGAAAGAGCTGAACGATCTTATCAAGGCGCTGTTAAAAATACTCAAAAAGCTCTTGAAGAAGTTACAGAAGCTCGTGAAGAAGCTAAAGAAGCAATCCAACAGCTTCGCTTTGAGCTTGAAGGCGGAGTTATTTCTGAAAAGAAAGCACGCCTTGAGTTTGAAAAAGCTCGTGATTCTTTGCAACGCGTTCAAGATCTTCCACCTAACTCTCGTGCTCGTCGTGAAGCAGAACTTGCTTTTGCTGAAGCCGATCTTAATCTTCGCCGTGCAATTGATAAAAATAACGATCTCCGTAAATCAACTGCAAAGGCAAATCGTGAAGGTGTAGATGGAAATAAGGTAGTAATTGCCGCACAGGAGAAATTAGCAGAAGCTAAAACATCTGAAAGCGATGCTCAGATAGATGCTGCACGATCAACTATTACTTATAGAGAAGCTCTAGAAGACCTCAAAAAAGCACAAGATGCTTTAACAGATGGAGGAGAAGTAGATCGTCAAAATCTTCGTGCTCTAGAGCTTGCTAATAGAGAGCTTGAATCTGCAATTAAAGCTCAGGCTGCAGCTGCTAAGGGCTCTGGTTTTGATGAATATAAAGCTGCTTTAGATAAACTTTCACCAGCTGCACAAGACTTTGTAAAATATATTCTTAGCCTAAAAGATGCATTTGAAGAGCTTAGAAAGAAACTTCAAGAAGCTTTTTTCCCTAAATTTACTGAGGCAGTTAAGCTTCTTGTAGAAACTCTTTTACCTGCTTTAGAGCAGTCTTTAATAACACTTGCAGCAAAACTTGGAGAATTATCTTTACTTTTTGCACAAGCATTTACAACTCCTAAAAAAGTAGAAGAATTAAAAACTATTTTTGACTCTTTTACCCCCATAATTGATGCTTTAGGTAAGGCATTTATTGCTCTTGCTTCAGCATTTGTAACTCTTCAAGCAGCATTTACTCCTTACACAATCGAGTTTGCTCAGTTTATTCAAAAGAAAGCAGAAGCTTTCCAAAAGACTGTAGAGTTAAAAGAGGCTACTGGCGAGCTAGCCACAATCTACAAAAATGCAACAGACATTGTTAGAGGCTTTGGAGAAGCCTTTGGCAATGCATTTAGTGCTTTTGGAACTATTATTGCTGCTGCTGTTGGGCCAGGAAGTGCTGGAGAGTTCTTTACTAACTGGCTAATTGGTATTACTGAAAAATGGGAAACAGCTACAAAAGCATTAAGTGAGTCTGGAGAGCTTCAGACATTTCTTTTAGGTTTAACTGAAAACTTCACAAAGATACTTGAAATTATTGGCCTTATTGGTCTAGGAATGATTAAGATTGCAGCAACAGAAGGCTTTGGCTATTTCCTAGATAGATTAAAAGAGTCGGTTATAGAGTTTAATAAACTAGGTGTAAGTATTGCAGATAAAGCTTTACCTGCATTTGGTGATTTTATTCTTGCATTTACAAGATTTATTGTTTTATTTGCTGATGCTGGCGCCATTGCAGTTTTCTTTAATACTCTTGCTGCAATTCTTAACACCATAGTTGCATTACTAGATAATGAAGTAGGAAGAGCTGTACTTGCAGTAACTGGCTCTATGCTTGCTTTCTCTGCAGCTACAGGACTGGCAAGTAAAGCTGCATTGTTCTATGCAAACTCACTAAAGGGAGCTGTAATAGGCGGAGTAGCATTTGGACAAAATCTTGCACTACTACTACAGAAAGTTCCTTTGTTAGGCGGTTTTGCCACACAGCTAGGAGTTAGGATGGCAGGACTTACTGGAATTATTGCAGCAGGTGGAGCGCCTCTCTGGGCCCTTGTAGCGGCAGTTGTAGCTGTTCTTGCAATATTTAAACTTGCTTACGATGCTAGCGAGAATTTAAGAAATGCTGTATCTGGTTTAACTGCAGGTATAAAAAATGCTTTAAGTAAAGCTTTTGAAGATATCAAAAGAACTATTCAAGAAGTTTTTCCTGTGTTTAAAGGAACTTCAGACTTCTTTAAAGACATAGGAGATATCCTTGCTATAACTTTGGTACCTATTCTTGGGCGCTTAGCTGGTATCTTGATTGGAACTGTGTCTGGAGCTTTCCAAAGAGTTATTTACTTTATTGGAGCTGCAAAAGACTTTATAATGATTTTTGCTAATATATTCCAAGGAGTGTTTAAACTTCTCACTGGAGATGTTTCAGGTGCTGTAGATGAAATGAAGCAAGTATTTACAAGTTTAGGTAACTTTATAAAAAATATTCTTAAGGGTGTTGCAGCACCATTTGTAGGAGCTCTTAACGGAGTTATCGATGTATGGAATGGCGCAGCTGGTAAGTTTAAGGTAAACATTCCAAAGTGGGTACCTATTATTGGAGGAAATGTATACAGTCTTCCTCAAATACCAAGAATTAACCTAGCAAATCTTGCAGAAGGCGGAATTGTTATGCCATCTATGGGTGGAACAATTGCCCGTATTGGTGAAGCTGGTCGTCCAGAGCGTGTAGAGCCTCTTGATCCAAGCGGGCTATCAAAGCGTGATAGAGCATTAATTGAAATGCTTGCTGGTCCTGCTGGCGGTATTAATATCACTGTAAATCCATCTGCTGGTATGGACGAGCGTGAGCTTGCTGCTCTTGTTTCTCGTCAACTTGCATTCCAAATGCGTAAAGGTGCTGCATAATGGCTGAAGTATTTAATCAAAGAGAAGAAAACAGCACGGTAGATCGTTCTTTAATTCCGCTTCAACAGCCTCATTTGACTGGAATGAAGCTACAAGGCGATATTGCCTTGGGTGAATTTCTTTTTAACACAATTGACCAGTACGGCGTTGTTTGGGTCATTACAGAAATTGAAGGTTGGTGGCAACACCCAGAACCAGACATGCCAGACATTCCTCGTGGTTTTGGCGACGGTTCTTACGACATTAAAGGTCGCTACCAAGCAAGAATTCTTAACCTACAAGGAAGCTTCTTAACTCCTGACCCATCTTTAGTTGAAGCAGCTCGTGACCGTCTTATTGCCGCCACAAACCTTGTATACAGAGGTGCTTGGCTTAAGACAGGTATTGAGTCTGACAACAAACGTTCATCTTTTGTAAGACTTAGCGGTGCACCAAACATTCAAACTGTTACAGCAAGAGGTCGCACAGACTTTTCTATTGGACTAAAAGCAGCAGACCCAATTAAATATGCGTGGAATGACTCCGACCCAGATGGCTATGAAAGAGTTGAAATTCCAGCTACTAATAGAACTACTGGTGCTACTGGAGTAGAGACTATTACCAACATCGGAAATGTTGATGTTCCAGTTAATTTTGAAATTTCTGGACCTATTACAGGACCTGCTCGTATTTACAATAGAACTACAGATAAGCTTCTTTATATTGTCTCTAACCTTAGAGGACGTTTAACATCTTCAATTGTTAATAAGCAATTAGACTTTGATGAAGATATCTTAGAAGATATTGTAACTCTAACCACTACTACAGCTCACGGGTACTTGCAAGGAGATACAGTAGAAATTAGTGGACTTGCAGAGTCTGATCTTAATGGAGACTTTACTATTACAGAGGTTCCTACAGCTACAACATTTAAATACAGCCTCTTCCCTCTTAATGCAGCTATTACAAAAGCCGTTGTTGCAAAAAAGTTAGTAAGCAATGTAGCTACAATTTTTACAAAAGAAGCGCATGGTTTTGCTGTAGGAAATACTGTTTTTCTAAAAGATATAGACTCTGTTTTTGACGGTAATTATAGAATTGACACTGTGCCAACACCTACAACTTTTACTTATGCAAAAAATCGTAGTACCGCTAGAACTGTCACTGGAGCAATTTTAGTTTCTAATACAGCTACTTTGACTACTACCGAGCCTCACGGTGTTGTTGAAGGTGAAGATGTAACTATTTCAGGTTTAGATCAAAATTATAACGGAACCTACACTGTAACATCTGTCCCATCTACAACAACATTTAGCTATACAAAAACAAGAACAGACGCTAGAGCTATATCTTCAAGGTCTATGACTAATGATGTTGCAACAATTACAATGGATGCAACTCACGGTTTTGTTCAAAATGAACTAGTTGAGGTCTCTGGTATGGATAGAACCGCTACTCAGACTGCCATAGGTTTTGAAAATGCATTTAATGGAACATTTACAATTAAAAGTATCCCTTCTGCTTCTTCCTTTACATACGATGTCCCTAGACTTTTTAGCTCTACAATAACTACAACTTCACGTTCTGCAAATGTTGCATCTGTTACTGTTGCAGAAAGTATCTCGGCATTTGTTGGAGACACGGTAGTTATTCAAGATTTAGCAAATAACTCTTATAACGGAACATTCACTGTCACAGCTGTTCTTAGCAGTACTACTTATGTATTTGCATCTGTTGGAACAGATGAGGCACCTATTGGCGTATCTACAGGAAAAATAACTTTACTTTCTGCAGAACCCGTAGTTGCTGTTGTTGCTGGTGGAAATTTTGATCTTGTTTTCCCAAGAGAGCACAGCTTTATTGTTGGAGAGTCTGTGGTTGTTTCTGGGCTAGGATCTGATTACAACGGAACATATACGGTATTAGATACTCCGCAGTTTAACGTTATCCGTTTAAATGGAGTTGGTAAGCCAGCAACAAGTTCAAGTACATTAAACCCTCCTATTTCTTTGAGGGCAAGAACAGGTAATACTGTAACAATTACTACATCTACTCCACATAATTTAGTTAATGGTCAATATGTTAGAGTAAATTTGTCAGATGTTGGTTTAGGTGGAACATGGGTTGCTACTGTAACTGGAGCAAATACATTTACATACACAACGCCAACTTCTGGAACTATTGCATCGGCAGCGCCAAGTGCAGGATCTGGTATTGCTGGAGCTAAGATTACACGTTTGCGATCTGTAGCTAGCACTGTAGATGCAGGAGAAGCTAGAGTAGGTGGTGGTCTTCCATTTGCATCATACACTTCTGGAACTGCATCAATTGGTGGAAACATAGTAAATTCTGATGGAAGCGAATTAGAAGCATCTGGCATTGCCGTTAAAAAAGCTAATATACCTTTTACTCCAGGCCTAACTGGTGCATTGGCAGACTTTGGCCCCGATGTTTTGGAAGTTGATACATTAACTAGAGATGTCGCTCTAAATGGAAACTATGAAGGTGCTAGAGCAAAGCTTGATGTCCTTACTGATTTTTTCTTCTTACAACCGGGAAACAATGAGATAGAGTTTGCTGATGATAAAAACTCTGTAAGTACTGGATTACTAAAGGTGTTTTATAGGTCTGGTTGGCTAGGTTAAAAAAGGATAAAAATGACATCAATAGACGCAACACTAACAGACGTTAATTATCGATACTTTCTTACAGACTTAGTCTCTAACGAAGTTTTAGCAGAAGTTCCTTTTTCTGGGGTTAACTATGAAAGACAGCTTCGTAAAGCTGGTGCTTTTAGTGGAACCATCCCTGTAATTGCTGCTACCAATAAGTTAAATTTGTATGAGGCAACTATGCCAGGCCGAACTGGTCTATATGTTATGCGTAATGATGTTTGCGTATGGGGAGGAATTGTCTGGGCTAGAAAATATGATGAGTCTAGTAAAAGTCTGACAGTTGATGCTTCAGAGTTTACAAGCTATTTCTATCATAGACACATTTGGCAAACTTTAGTTTATGGATCTGAATATATTGGAGTTTCTTCTTTTTCTGTAAGTAATGGGGTTGCCTCAATTGTTACTGGAGAAGCTCATGGATTTAAGCAAGACGATTTTGTAAAAGTAACTTTTACTAACCCTTCTGTAGATGGAACTCATCAGATAACTGCTGTGACAAGTCCTACAAGTTTTAACTATATTGTTGCAGCTCCTAATGTTGGCTCGACTGCTATAAACGGCGGCGCTGCAAGAAAGCTTATAGATACCTACGACTTTGTAAGAGATCTTCTTTTCCAAGTTGCCACCGATATTTCTGTAACAACAGATGCTCGTCCAGGATTTTTTGCTAATGATGTTATAGAGCCAGGAAAAACTATAGAGGCCTCGGTTATCTCTAAGAAAAGAGATGAAGGGCTTGTTACTATTAAAACTCTTGAAGACCATGAAGTAGTTCCTGGTCAACAGTTTGAGTTAGTTGAAGTAGATTCAACGTTTAATGGTTATCATATAGCTAGCCAAGTTCCTGACAGTAAAACTGTAATTTTTGAGGATAGAGGAGGAAATATTCCTTTAACCACAGTGCCAGGTATAAGAACTTTCTTTGTTACAAACAAGGTTCTTACTAGTAATATAGCCACAGTAACCACTCATATTCCTCACGGGATAACTGTTGGTCAAAGCTTTACTTTGTCTGATGTAGATTCTTTCTTCAATCAACGTCTAGATGAAAACTTTAACGGAACTTATATCGCTACAGCTACAACCTCCAACACTATAAGTTATGCAAAAGAGAATATTAGAAATATTGCATCTTCTGTAGTATCTGGTGGAACTGTCAGTGTAGGAAGTAAGCTAGTTTATGGGACTTATGGCCCGTATGCTTCAAACTCAGATTTAGGCATTGAAGTTGGAACTAACGAGACAAGTAATCTATATCAAGATACTCAATATTTAAGAGGTTTTGAGCTTAAAAGTGTTGGAGAGATTTTAGAAGACTACTCTAATAATCTTAATGGTTTTGAGTATCGAATTGATTGCGATTATGATTTAACTACTGCATCTTTTACTAGAACTCTTACTTTACTTAATATTGAAAATCCTAATCCTATAGCGGATACTTTAGTAGGTATTACAGATGCAGAAAGACTTGGATATAATCAAATTATCTTTGAGTACCCCGGAAGTATTTCAACATTTAGCATTGAAGAAAGTGCTGAAGATGCGGCCACTCGTTTCTTTGTAGAGGGAAACATTTCAGATTTATCAGATGCTGCAAGTCAGCCATACGCTGTAGCTGCAGATATATCTCTACTTAACAATCCTGTTGGTAAAAGTTGGCCGCTACTAGATCAAGTTGAAGTAGTAAATAACACAGGAGATGAAGAGGTTTTATATGAATACGCTAAAGAGTATTTATATGAGTCAAAGCCTCCGATGGGAGAGTTTAGTTTGACAGTAAACGGATCTTTGACTCCTGTACTTGGAACATACAACCCAGGAGATTGGTGCTCACTTATCATTGATGATCCATTTGTTTTAGCTCGTCTTGCAGATGATCAAGAACCAAGAGATGACATTATTGTTAGAAAAATTGCATCATATAAAGTTTCAGTTCCAGATAATCCTGCTTTCCCAGAAACTGTAACCCTAGAGCTAATTACAGACTGGAAAGTTGACACGGCTGGAGAAGAAGCTGGTCTTAGTAGAAATATAGAAGGAGACTAAAAATGGCAACTCGTCGTAGATCCCGTAGAAAAACTATCTCTGGAAATCTTACAGATATCCAAAAGAGAGTTAGATACCTAGAAACACGCCCTGCCCCCTCCAAGCTGGCAAATAAAGTAGTCGCAACTAAAAACATTGCTATAGAATCAATTGTTGATGATTTAGTAGCAACTCAAGCATTAACTCGTCGTACAATAGCAGATAGTGCTATCGGCACTAATCAGATTGAACCAGATTCAATTACAAATAGTCTTATTGCAACAGATGCTGTAAACACAGATTCTATAGCTGGTGGCGCTGTAACGACAAACGAGCTTGGAACAGATGCTGTTACAACAGACAAAATTGCAACAGATGCTATTACAAATAATGAACTTGCCACCAACTCAGTAAATGCTGACTCTATTGCACCCGGATCTGTAGGTGAAAATGAACTAGCAAGTTTAGCTGTTGCAACAGATAAAATTCAAAATTCAGCAGTTACTGACGATAAAATTTCTGGGATCTCTGGCTCTAAAATTATTGGCGGTGTTGACGGTGATTTAATTATAAACAACTCAATTGAGGCAATTAAAATTGCTGGTGTAAATGCAACTGTACTTATTGGTCAGATCCAAGATGCTCAGATTGAAGAACTTGATGGCTCAAAAATTATTACAGGGAGTCTTCCTCCAACTGCAATAGAACCTGACTCAATTACTGAGGATCAAATGGCTACAAACTCTATTGGCTTTGATGAACTACAAGTTGACTCCGTAGGCACGGCTCAATTACAAGTAAATTCTGTAGTAGAAGCGATCATTGATGATCTTGCAGTTTCAAGACGTACTATTCAAGACAACGCAATTATTGCAAGAATGATTAATGCTGGTGCCGTTACAACAACAGGCATTCAAAATCTTGCAGTTACCAATGCCAAAATCGCAGATGGAACAATTAGTGGTGGAAAAATACAAGATTCAACTATTACAACTAATAAAATTTTTGGCGGGACAAACATTGCTACATCAGTTAATTCTACTGGAACAGGTATATCTGTAAGTAGCGTTGGAAACGCAAATGGAAGAGGGTACACAGTAGCTCTATCTGTAGGGTCTGGATCTACTCAGTTAGCTCTAGGAAGCCACGTTCATGGTCAGGGTGGTTATTCTGCAGCAGGTTCTTCAGGAGTCCCTTCTCACACACACCCTATTTCTTTCAGCACTACCGCTACTGGTGGTACACACGCTGGACACTCAATTCCAAACAATGGAAACCACTCGCACACCGTTTCAGCTTCTGGAAACTCTGGAACTCCATCAACTATAAAACTGAAAAAGGAAGTTACAGATTACTCAATAGTAGATGTAAAAAATTTACTTAATTTAAACCTTAAAAGATATAAATATAAAAATCAGGTAAGACATCTTCAAGAAGGTAGAGAGTGGATGTATGGCTATATTGCAGAAGAGGTGCAAGAGCTAGGTATTGAAGAAATTATTGGGTATGATGAAAACAAAGAACCTAATGCAATCAATTACGGTCTTCTTTCTACCCTTGTTCTTGAGCTAGTCAAAGTACAACAAACTGAGATAGACTCTCTTAAAGAAGAGATTCAGAGACTGAAGGAAAAAATATGATAACTTATGAAGCAAACTATGAGCCAGTAAATAGACCATATATTTGTAAAGTTTTTACTGCATCTTCTGGTGAAGAGTCTCACACAGCTATAAACTATGAGAACCAAGCTGAACGACTAGAAGTTTCTGCAGAATTAATATTTCAACACTTAGACAACTGTGTTACATATATGGAAGATAAGTCTAAAGAAATAAAAATAGTTCAACTTGATGAACCAATTGGATCGGAGCCTTGGCCAGCCGTTGGGTGGAACGAGCTCCTCTGGGCAAATAACGAAATTAATCTTTGGTGGAGTTATATCTATTACAAAGATGAAGAATCTGGCGTAACTGTAACAATGAGCGACGAGCACTCCCATGAAGGCTCTGACCATACTCACGACCCAGCAACAGGAGACGAAATTCCTAATGCATGAAGTCAAAGACGGATCTCGAACTCTCCAATTTAATGGGCGTCTCTTAGGAGAATCTTCCTCGTGGAGACGTGGCTCAACACGCTGGATTGAGTTCAAACTTTACAAAACAGAGAATGGGTCGTATATTCTTTCTAGAATCGGAGTGTCAATAGTTTTTCACTCCCCGACATGCTCTCTTGTTAAAAGATACGGACTAAAAGAAGGGTCAGTAGATGAGCTTAGAGATGAGTCCTTACCTTGTGAAGAGTGCAACCCTTCATATGACATGCCTATTGTCTTCCCTGAAACAGACCGCAACTGGGCACAAGTAAGTGAAGAGCCAGAGCCAGTTTTAGATGCCCTTTACAAATACGATGCAGGTGGTGCAAGATACCTTACTAACGTAGCTCAAAGGCTACTGGAAAGGGCAGCACTAAACGATGAAAAGATAGATTCTATTTATAGAATTGAGATGATCCCTTAAAAAGTTAGGAAAAAATGAGCGACAACCAAGTGACGAACGGACTGGGAGATGTAAAGCTACACCTTGTAGATTCTGCAGAAAAGGCGCAGCAATTCATTTCATGGCTAAGTCAAAAAAGACCTTACAACGCAATTGCAATTGACACTGAAACAGGTGAATTACCTGGCGGTAAAAGAGAGCATGCGTTATCTCCTTGGCATGGAAAATTACGTCTTGTCCAAGTAGGAGACGGTATGACTGGCTGGTCTATTCCTTGGGATGAATGGGGCGGTGTTTTCTACGAAGCAATGAATAAGTTTGATGGACCTGTTGTCTGTCACAACATTGCCTTTGAAGCACGATGGTTTGATATCCAATCTAAATGGAAAATTCCTTGGGAACGTGCACATGACACGATGATTATGGCTCACATCATTAATCCTCTAGGTTCTGGTGCATTAAAGCCTTTATCTGCTCTTTATGTTGATGGCAAAGCCGTTGCAATGCAAGAAAGTCTTGACCAAGGGCTTATTGAAAATGGTTGGACTTGGGGAACTGTTCCAACTAACTATGAGCCTTACTGGGTTTATGGTGCTCTAGATACAGTTTTAACTATGCGTTTGTGGGAGCAGTTCTATGAAAAGTGTGGTCCACAAGGTCCATACAATCGTGCTTACGAACTAGAGATGGCTACTCGCAAGATTGTTACTCGTATGGAGCTTAACGGTGCTCGTATTGATCTTGATTATTCAAAAAAGAAATTTGATGAACTTATTCAGTACTCAGACTCTGTAAAGAGTTGGGCTTCAAGTACTTACAATGGAGTAAGCATTACAAGTAATATCCAACTTGTGCGTCTACTAGAAGGTCTTGGCGCAGAGATTACAGAAACAACTCCGTCTGGAGCTAAGTCTGCCAGCAAAGACCAACTGCAGCTTTTGATGATTAATGGAAACAATGATGTTAAAAACCTTGCAGAAAATGTTCTTAAGCAACGAAAGGCTGATAAGTTAGCTAATACTTACTTTTCTAACTTTATGGAAAAGTCTATTGACGGAATAGTTCACCCTTCTGTAAAAACATTAGGAGCTCGCACATCTCGTATGTCTATTACAGATCCAGCTCTACAAACTCTTCCTAAAGGAGATGACACTGTTCGCACAGCTTTTATCCCTAGAGAAGAAGGCAATGTAATCATTACCTCTGACTTAGATCAGGTTGAGTTCCGTATGTTTGCATCTTTATCTGAAGATGAAAACCTTATTTCGCTATTTCACAAGGCAGATGCAACTGGTTCAGATCCGTTTACTGAGATTGGTCGTCAGGTTTATCAAGAACCAGATATGCAAAAGTCTGACAAGCGTCGTAATCTAATTAAGGGCGTTGTTTACGGACGACTATACGGGGCAGGAGTTGCTAAGCAAGCTCTTACTGCTGGAGTGCCAGAAGCGCAGATGCGTTCTGTATCTGACTCTTTTGATGCTAACTATCCGGGTATGTCAATCTTCCAAAGACAAATTGACCATATTGGGCAAACTAGACTTCGTAATGAAGGTCAAGGATATGTTCACACTTGGACTGGTCGTCGTATTCCTTGCGATGAAGATCGCACCTATACTCTTGTTAACTATCTAATCCAAGGTGGAGCAGCAGAAGTTTTTAAATCTAATCTTGTAAAGCTCGATCAAGCAGATTTAACAGACAACCTTATTGTTCCAGTACACGATGAAATTGTTCTTGAAGCTCCACGCAAAGATGCTGAAGAGATTAAGCATTTAGTTCGTCAGTGTATGACTACAACTGAAGGATGGGCAGTTCCATTAACAGCAGATGTTGATGGTCCACTAGAAAATTGGGGGCAAAAGTATCGATGAAACATGTATTAGCAGTTGATCCTGGCAAAGCAAGCGGAATTATTTTTATGTCCTTAGCTGGACCTGAAGAAACTCCAACAATTATCTACGCTAGCGAATCTCAGCCAGAAGAGTATGGAATGGCATTAAATACATTTATAAATGGCTGGAACACCTATGAAGACTTTACTGTTGTCTGCGAAAGATTCACCATCAACGCTCAGACAGTTCGTAACTCTCAAGCTCCTTATAGCCTAGAGCAAATAGGGGTTCTAAAACATATTTGTAGAGAAAATGGATACAATCCAGAAAAGATTGCTATGCAATCTCCAGCTGACGCCAAGGCTATGTTCCCGAATGAGGCTCTTAGGAAGATAGGAACTTGGCATGTAGGCGGGGAAGGGCACGCAAATGATGCAATACGACACGCCTTACTTAGGCTGGTTAAAACTGGCTGGAAACCAAGAGTTCTGCTAGACTAATATGCGGTAAGATAAATGTATTCAAAAAAGTTTTAGAACCGCATGTGACATAATGACAGGGAAAAGAGGGTAAGTTGTCCGTAATAGCCGAAGTAGATGCCGATAAGAAGCATATCCTTCTAACTACCGACTGGCGTTATAAAGAGCTCTGTAAGAGCCTTCCAGGGGCTTCTTGGAGCCCTAAGGAGCAGGTTTGGAGAGCTCCACTTAGTTGGACAACCTGTCTTGCTTTACGCTCTACATTCCGTGATGGATTGACTGTTGGCCCGAACTTAACCGAATGGGCTACAAACGAGCTAAACACTCGTATTAACCCATCTAACGCCTTTAGAGAGCTTGAGACAGCCGATGGAGACGAAGACCTATTCCCACACCAAAGAGCAGGGGTTCAGTTCCTTAAAACGGCTCGTAGGGCTTTATTGGCTGATGAGCCCGGTTTAGGTAAAACCGCTCAAGCCATTCGTGCTCTTAAGGCTATTCAAGATTCTGGAGAAGAAGTTTTTCCAGCCCTAATTGTTTGCCCTAACACTTTAAAAAAGAACTGGGCTCGTGAGTTTTCTAGATGGTGGCCGGGCGTAAAGACTCAAGTAATCAAAGGAAGTTCTGCTCAAAGGAAGAAACAATTTGAGTCTGGTGCAGATATTTATATTATTAATTGGGAGTCTTTGCGCTCTCACTCACGCCTGTCTGGGTACGGTTCTATTGCTTTAGTTCATTGTAAAGCCTGTGGAGGTCTTAATGAGGCTGTCACAGAAACTCGTTGCGAAGTGCACCCAAGAGAGTTAAATGAAATTGATTTTAAAGCTGTAGTTGCTGATGAAATTCACAGATCTAAGGATCCTAAATCAAAACAAAGTCGTGCTTTGTGGTCTGCAACAGGAGATGCTGAGATTCGTTTTGCATTAACTGGTACGCCAATTGCTAACAATGTTGTAGACCTTTGGTCTATTCTTCACTGGCTATCACCTAAAGATTGGCCATCAAAGACAAAGTGGATTGATCGAATGATTGACATTATGCTCAACGCATTTGGTGGAATGATGGTTATTGGCGTTAAACCAATGATGCAAGACGAGTTTTATAAATCTGTAAACCCTGTTATGCGTCGTATGCTTAAAAAGGTTGTGCTTCCACACTTGCCTCCAGTTATGAATGAGCGTAGAGATGTAGAAATGTCACCTAAGCAAAGAAAAGCTTACGAGCAGATGCGTGACACAATGATTGCTGAGCTTGAGTCTGGTGATGCATTAACCGCTCCAAGTATTTTGACTCAGACAACTCGTCTGCTTCAGTTTGCAAGTTCGTATGCCGATATGGTTGTTGATGAATCAAGTGGTGAGTTGAAGACGGTTTTGACAGAGCCTTCCTGTAAAGTTGATTCGCTGATGGATGACATCAGTAACGGGGACTTTGGAGATGATTCAGTTGCAGTTTGCGCCGTATCTCGTCAACTTATTGAAATTTTAAGTGCTGCTATGACAAAGGCAAAAATCCCTCACGGACTTATTACTGGAGCTCAAAATGAAGATGAGCGTCAAAAGGCAGTAGATGATTTTCAAGAAGGTCGTGTTAAGTGGATTCTATTTACGGCACAGGCTGGTGGTGTTGGTATTACCTTGACTGCAGCTCGACGTTTAGTTATGCTACAACGACCTTGGTCACTAGTTGATCATAAGCAAGCGCTAGACCGTGTACATCGTATTGGAAGTGAAATTCACGACTCAATATTGATTATGGATTATGTAACAGAAGGAACAATTGAAGAAAGAGTTCTACAAGTACTAGAAACAAAGTCAGATAACTTCGAACAAATTGTTCGAGACAAAGATCAACTGATGAAGTTGCTCAAGGATGATAAGGCAGGGGCGCTATGAGCGATGTAGTAAGACTTTCAAATTCTGAACTACAAACATTTAAAGATTGTCGTCGCCGATGGTGGCTTACCTATTATCGTCGTCTTCAACCAAAGAACAGGGATATGACTGGTGCTCTCGCATTTGGTAGTCGTATTCACGCAGCTTTAGATGCTCACTACGCTCAAGGTCTTCCACTTCTACAAGCTCATTCTGAATTAGTTGAGACAGATCGCAAATTACTTCTTGCAGACTTTCAAGACACATACCAGTTGGAACAAGAAGCCGAAATGGGACGCATCATGCTTGAAGGCTATGAGCAATGGGTTGAAGAAGAAGGCATTGATGCTGAACTGGAAATGATTTCTACAGAAGAAACTGTAATCGTTCCTTTGTTTAATGGAGATGTCGAACTTCAAGGAAAGCTTGATATGCGTGTTCGTCGCAAAGCTGACGGAGTTCGTATGTTCCGTGACTTTAAAACTGTTGGTGGCTCTCTTAGCGACTTTGCCAACCTTGCTCCTATGAACGAGCAGGTACTTACATACATGCTTTTGGAGTCTACTAAAGCAGATGAAGCAGAACGTTCTGAAGGTGGAATCTTTACATTGTTGAAAAAGGTAAAGCGCACAGCAAATGCACGCCCACCTTTCTACGATCAAATTGAAATTCGTCATAATGTTTTTACAATGCGTTCTTTTTGGAATCGCATCCACGGAACTATCTCTGATTTAATGAATACCCGTAAAGCTCTTGATACAGGAGCAGACCACGCTTATGTTGCATATCCTCACCCAACTAGGGACTGTAAATGGAAATGCCAATTTTTCGCTATATGCCCAATGTTTGACGACGGAAGCGCCGTTGAACAAGCACTTAGCGATTCATATGAGGTCGCAGACCCATATGCGTACTACGAAACAACTGACAAAAAAGGAAGTGAGTGACGATGAGCGAAATTCAACGCTCTCTTACTGTAATGGTGTACGGAGAGAGCAAGGTTGGTAAATCAAGTCTTGCTGTCACTGCACCTTACCCACGGCTCATGCTTGACGTAGAAGGCGGTCACAGGTTTTTGCCTATCATCGTCAAGTACTGGGATCCACTGCGAGAGGAACCACCTATTGCAGATGGCACATGGGACACTGTTGTAGTCACAGTTCGTGATTACGATACTGTTCTAAAAACATACCAATGGCTTCAACTTGGAAAGCATCATTTCAAGAGTCTGATTATTGACTCTGTATCTGAGCTTCAAGTGAAGTGTTTGGAAAACATTGCTGGTGTCAATCAAATGACACAGCAGCAGTGGGGAGAGTTGTTGCGTCATATGGGCGGTCTTTTGCGAGATCTCCGTGACCTAACAATGCATCCAACAAATCCGTTAGAAGCAGTAGTTCTAACTGCAATGGCTCGTCTTGATAAGGATGGTCGTTATCGTCCATACCTACAAGGTCAGCTTGCAATTCAGGCTCCTTACTTCTACGACATTCTGGGGGCAATTACTGTTGAAGAACGTATGAACCCAGATCCAACTCAGCAACCATACAAAGTTCGTCGTATGTATGTTGAACGCACTAATCACTACGAAGCTGGCGAGCGTGTCCAAGGACGCCTTGGTAAAGTCGTAGAACAAGAAAACATGTCAATTGAAAAAATGCTAGACATTGTTTTTGGACCAAAACAAGCAGCGGCAGCTGAAACAACTACAAAGGAAGAAGGCACTCAGTGAGTTCACGCAATTGGGCAGACCTCATTAAAGACGCTGGTGATTCGGGTAATTACGAACCTCTACCAGACGGCGATTACGATCTCGTAGTCGTTGAAGCCACTGCGACAACATCGCAATCTGGCAAAACCATGTTCAAAGTAAAGGCGCAGGTTGAGGGCGGAGCCCACAATAAGCGTCTTGTATGGGACAACTTAGTTGTCTCACCAGATTCACCAGCAGCGCTGGGAATCTTGTTTAAGAAGTTCCACGCAATGGGAATTGGCCGTGGGTATTTCGACAACAACCCAACTAATGCTCAGATTGAGCAAGCAATCATGGGTCGTCGATTCCGTGCTCAGATTGGTAGCCGTTTGTATAACGGAGCTAAAAAGAACGAAATCAAGAACTACTACCCAAGCGCACAGACAGTTGCTGCAATGAATGGCGAGACAGCCTCTCCAGCACCTGTTGCAGCTGCTCCAGCTCCTGCTCCAGCGCCAGCACCTGCTGCCGCTCCTGCACCTGCTGCAGCCCCAGCCTCACCGTTCTAAGCTGGTTTTGCTAGGTTGCTACCCAACGATTTGTTGGGTAGCAATTTAGTAATCCAAGATAAGGAAATTATGAAGATACTAGTTACTGGATGCACAGCATCTCAGTCGTCCCAAAACGCGATAAGTCGTTATCCGACTTTTACTGGTCTTCTGCACAATGCTTTTATTGAATTAGGGCATGAAGTTGTTCTTACAAAGCCACACTTTACATATACAAAAGAGTATTTAGATCAATACGATGCTATTTTTGTAGGGCTAGCGTCTCCATCAAATATATCAGCGCATTATGCTCACGGAGCTTTTGCCTTAGGAAATAAAGCAAGGGAGCTTGGCAAGCTTCGTTTGATTTTAGATATGCCAGAGCCGCAAAAGATTAAGACAACTATTAGAGATTTTTATACAGGGACTGATGATTTTTATAAAGATTTTTACTCAAAAAGACTTCAATACGATAATGCAGTAAAGCCAGAAAACAAAGAACAAATTAGTTCTTTTGTAGACTACTTGCACAACAGTAAATGGGACCAGACATACGTTCCTAGCATGCCTTGGTTTTCTAAAAAAATAGTAACTGATAGCGTCCCGAGCTTAAGTGAAGAAAATATAGTATCTCTTTGCTTTGATAGAGTTCTGATAGACGACTCTGCAGATAGAGTTTCTCCTGTATATAAAACATATTGGTGTGCAGATAACCCTAAATCAGCATGGACAAAAAAAGTATCTTCAAACTTAACTGTTCCTATCGAGTCTATTAGATATAATAATTACACCAAAAAAAATGTAGTTCAAGAAAAGATGCAGAGATCAATAGGTACTTTGGTAAGTACTTATCAGGGTGGAGATCCTTGGTGGTCTGTTGCAATATCACAATCACTTGTAGCAGGTGTTCCTGTTGTTACTGAATGGCGTCATACCGCCGAGCTGGGAGCAGAATGGGCGTATTTACCTTCGACAATAGAGGAAATGAGTCCAGAGGAAAGACTGGTAGTGGCTCAAACACAGAAAGATTTTTACAGAGAGGCAGTGCCTTCATACACCGACTCTCTGGAAAAAACAGCGAGAGCTCTGGACAACCAGAGCCAGTTGTTGTTAGTCTAGGCAAAACTGTACGAAAGGACAGCGAGATGGCCAAAGTAGATATGCCGTGGGTCAAAGAACAATTGACCAACAATCGCACTAAACGGATTGTTGGCGATCATGTTATTGCCCTACTAGAAAAGTGGGAAGAACTAAAAAATACAGATCCAGACCCACAAAAGAACGAAGCAAACCTAAGTCAAATTATTGAAATATTTGGTAAATTGGCACTAGGTCATGCGATTATTGCAGAAAACAAAAATGAACGCTGGGTACCAGCTCAGTCTGGTCAGATTGTTGTTGCCGATGAAGTCAGAGTTAAATGGAATGCATTTGATGGCGAGATGGGCAAACTACACAATGGTCGTCGTGGCAAAGTAGTAAGTATTCGCTACGGAGACATTATTGTAAAGACAACTGATGGCAGAGAGCCTGTACTTGAAGGTTATCACTACACACCTCAGCAGCTTGAAAAACGAGTTCCATAGTGAATTCAGCAGTTTTTAAGTTTAGAGTTGATGGCAGTGATTATCAAAACATACAAGAAAAAGCTAAAAAAGAACTTTCTGGATTTATTGAGGTAGATCTTGAAGAGCTTAACAAGTATGTTAGCTATGAATTAGAGATTGAACCAAATACAAAAACAACTAGTACCTACTCATATACCGCTTTAGTGACTGCGAGGTTGAAGAATGTCTGATAATGTAAATAACACAGTTCCCCCTGTTAATGAATATATGAAACAGACTTCTGATACCCCGCATCGAGTAGAGGCTCTTCGTGAAGCTGCTCGAATTACTACACAAGACAGAAATGCTAACTATGGCGGACCAGAAGAAAACTTTACAAGAACTGCAAAAATCTGGTCTGTAATTCTTGGACAAGAGATTACAAACGAGCAGGTTGCAATGATGATGGTTGGTTTAAAGATGGCACGTTTTGCCCATGGGTCTGGCTTCCAACCAGATACTTGGATAGACATTGCTGGATATGCAGGATGCGGATATGAAGTAGGAAAGATAGAGTCAGAAAAACTTAAATAGTTTCTTGGAGGGGAACATGTCCGAGCTTGTGCCACCTTGGAAATATGAACAACCGCTCTGTGCTGAGATAGGCGCAGAGCTGTTTTATATTGAAGATAAAGATGAAATAGTTGTTGGCCAAAGACTTAATGCTTATGTTGAAGCTAAAAAAATATGTTCATCATGTGCTCACATAGTTGAGTGCGGTCAATGGGCTATAAAAAATGAAAAGCATGGGTTTTGGGGAGGATATTCTCCAGAAGAAAGAAAACAAATAAGAGGTAAATTAAATATAATACTTACAGAAGATATGACGTTTGCTTTAAAAGAGTAGACTGTTGTCATGGCTGCTGAACCAGTAATTAGTCCCGTGCCCATTTGTGAGGCATGTTGGATGGAAAACCATGCTCGGTGGGAGCCAGAAAGTATGGACAAGACTGGTCGCATAATAATGCGTCTTAAAGGCGTAGATGTGCCTAATAAAGTTAACAACGGGTCTGTTGAAGTCTGTGCTATGTGCGGAGCTGTAACAATAGCTGGAATATTTGAAATGAAACTTACTAGCGAAATGTATTTTTTGGATCAGCAGAGTCCAGATTTTGAGCTTAATATTAACCCTGAAGATGATCAAATATAAGGTAGGTATATGAGAAGCGATAGACCAGGAGACTTTCTTTGGGAAGAATGGGAAGGATCTGGATATGACCCACAGGTAGATTGCTCAGTTATTTATTACACCTTTGAACATATTGATTTAGAGAATGACTTAGTAAGAAGAGCTTTAGCTTCTGCTCTACAAAGAGATGGGGTAGCAATCTCTCTTGGAGATGGGTTTAATTTAATTGACAAGTGCTCCCCAAATTATGGGTGGACTGGAATAATAGAAGATGAAGAAGATTATGTAGTTTGCGATGAATTAGGTGAAACAGAGTATGGGGAGTTTGTAGATTCCATCCTTCCTGCAACTTGGATAGAGATATAATTTTTTAATAAATATAGTGTCATAGACGATATTTTTATAATTTATAGTCTACTATAGTTATGTGTGGAAACCAGCGGAAAATCTTAATTGGCAGTCAGAGGCTACTTGCGCCAAGCCTTCTAATAGATACGCTTTAGACTGGTTTTTCTCTAAAGACTTTAAAGAAAAATATGCGGCTAAGAACATGTGCTTTACCTGTCCTGTGCGCTCAGAATGCCTTCAGTGGGCTCTAGAGCATCGGCAAATCTGGGGTATCTGGGGCGGTAGAGATGAAGTTGATATTCGTAGAGCTCTATCTGTGTCTTATAACGGTGAAGAAACAAGGCGCCGCAGATTTCCTAACTGTCCTTACTGCACAGCTAGACCTTCAAAACTAGAAACATCTATTGAGCAACTTCCTAATGGAGGACGATGGACAACAGCAAAAGTTGTTACATGCACAGAGTGTGGTTTTGCTTGGAGAAGTCGTACTAGTGCAAATGCAGTTGAAGCTTACAAAGCAGATCGTGTAGAAAAGACTAGTAAGAAAACTAAATCTAAAAAATCTTCCTCGTCCAAACTTGCAACCCCTGCTCAAGAACAGTAACTTTATTTGCATAAGAAATTAAAAATGCATCAACTCCTGTTTTAGGTTGATCCATTATAGGTAGAGAAGCTCCCCACATATAATCATCAAAGGCAAGTATTCCTCCGTTATTTAGACAGGAGTACCCGTCTAAGCCATCTCTAAGAGCCCAGATTGCATGATGATCTGCATCTACATAGACAAACTCATATCTTTTATCATTTGACTTAAAGAATTCTTTAGTTGTCATTTTCTTTTTTATTAGTTGACCTGAAGCAAGATAAGGTCTTAATTTTTGATCATAAGTATCTTCTACGCTTTTCCAGTCCATATCCATATGCTCTTCTTCTTCAGAGCCTTCCCATGTATCAACATCTGTCAAAGTTGATTCTGGATGAGTGAGAACATTGTCAAAAAGCCAAGCAGAAGCGTCTCCTGTATATGCTCCTAGCTGAAGAAAATCTACTTTTACATCTTTATACTTAGGTAGAAATTTAGAAAAGTTGTGGATTGCTCCACCCTCGATAAACCAATTAGGGTATGTCATGCTTTCTGCTCACAGAAGGCCAAGTTATTAGCAAGTCTTTCCTTGTGCTCTGGAGTAGCAATTTCTAAGGCGTTTCTAGCATGAACAACTGCATCTTGATATCTACCTAAATTGTAAGCAGCAATGGCTGCCATATCGTGTGGTGTGTAGCCCCAAGCCTCTGCTTCGCAGAGATACTCCATAGGCTTAACAGTAATAGCTAAAGCTTGAGTTGCTATGTCATAACACTCTTCCCACTTACCGACTGAGTAGTAGTACTGAGCTAGATCGACATATGCTTCTCTGCGTTCTGGAGCTTCCTTTATTGCCATAGTAAACCACAGCTCTGCATCTTCTTTAGATATCTTTCCAATAAAACGCATTGATGCTGAACGCTCTGGTGCCCACTTTGCGGTGTGTAATTGTAAGTGACGCTTAAACTCTTCTTTTGCTTCATCAAATCTGTTGTAGAAATATAGCTCTCTTGCATAGTAAAAAGCATTTCTATCATCGTATGGATCTTCTTCTACAGAAATTTTTAGCAAATCTAAATACTGTCCTCTTGACTTTGTGTTATCTGCGTGGTGCTCCATAACTGCTTGAGTCCAGTATTGAACTTCTTGCATGCGGTCAGGAACTAAAACTTCATGTACTGGGTGCTTCCAACGGTATCCATGACGAGCATGGATTTTGTCTCCACCAAAGGTAAGTCCTGGAGTTCCGTCTTCATTCCAATTCCAAGTGTAGTTATATCTAGGACGAGTTGCTCCCGAGTCAAAAGCTTTTTGAAGTTCTGCTTTCCATCCCGGCAACATGATCTCGTCCATATCTAAAGGGATGCAGTAATCAATATCGGCTGGAAGTAGTCCTAAAGAAACGTTTCTTGCTTGATCAAAACGCCAAGGTCTTACACAGATAGACACAACATTAATTCCTAAAGCAAGAGCTTTTTCAACAGTCTTATCTGTTGACCCTGTGTCGGCAATTAGTAAGTAGTCTGCCTCATCTTTGACAGAGTTGTACCAAGTCTCAACAAATTTTTCCTCGTTGAGGGCTATTGTGTAAACTGCTACTTTCATATAGTTTCCTTTTCTACAGTTGAACCGTTGTATAAAGGAAATACATCTTTCAATAACACTTGTCTTTTAGTGACGTATCCTCCTTCTTTATCTAGTTTTTCTTCAGCAGATTCTCTGTTTTCAGCTAGAACTTGAACAACCATTAGGACCTCGTATGAGTAGCATGAGGTTTCTTTAGCGTTTGATACGTCTTTTGTCATAAATTCTCCTAAAAAGTCTTTCTACATTAGCAGTTATGGTATTTCAGGAATAATCCTATCCTATCCTTACAGAAAATGCTAGATACTTCAATAGATATCTTTGACTTCTTTAGAGGACCTTGTCTATAAATTGATTAAATATTCAGATTCTTCTTGCGTGATTGCGATGTTGTTTAGCACTTTTATTCTAGCTTTTTCGATTGCTCGTTGTCTTAGCTCTTCGGGTGTGAACTCACGCACTGACCAAACAGTGGCCCAAACGCCTTCAACCAATTCGGGTGCGAGTTCAAATGCAACTTCATTTTCGCCCGCAACTGGCGCTTCAGTTTGCACGACTTCTGCCCAATTTGCACTCGGGTCCAAATCCACATCGCCTTGATAGCGTGGGTACTCAAGCGTGTCTGTGTTAATGAATAGCATGCCAGCTCCTAGATTAGTGTTCGTGCTGTGGTTAGTGTTTCGGCAGTGTTGCTGTATGAGTAACTTGTTGTACCATAATTAAATGCAGAGTCTGCGTACGAGATTGTTGCTCTAGACAGAGTTCCAGCGGATTCTGTTGCTGAAGAAGCTGCGTAGGCGTTCGTCAAAGAGCCAACTGTGTATGTTCCAGTCTTTGAACCATCATCTGGCAACTTTGCGATGTGTGGTGCTTCGTACGTGCTAACAATAGCCGACGAGCTGATGTACATGCAGTTGTTTTTTAAAGCACCAATATTGGACGCTGTCACATTTGTTAATGAACGCTGCCATTGAATGTTGCCAGACGAATCAAACCTTGCAATAAAACCTCGGTCGCTGTTTGTAGTTCCAGCAACAAACACATTGCCGCCGCTGTGCAAAGCTACTGACACAAGGCGTGTGTCACTCGCTATTTTTCTCTGCCATGTAATGTTGCCACTGGAATCAAGCTTTACAACGTGTGATGTGTAGCTGCCAGAAGAACCACCGCTAAGCACTGCGTACACGTTTCCACTCGAGTCAACTACACATTCATGGCAGGTGGTTGTGTTTCCGCTGTCTGTGAAACCCCATTGGCTTTGAATGGTGCCAGATGTGTTGTACTTTATAATAAGCGGCAGATATGCGCCCGTTGCATTGGTGTCGCCACAAACGAAAACATTCGAAGACGAGTCAGTAGTAATATGGCCAGCGTTTGACCAAGCACTTGTGCTGCCGTAACGCCTCTGCCATTGTAGAACACCAGACGAGTTACTTTTTGATGTTACGATACCGAACCCAGTACCGTTGTATCCGCTAAGGGCTGATATGTAGATGTTTCCAGATGAATCAACCGTTGCTGATCTTGGGTACGAGTTGCCACCATCATTCCAACGCAACCAACTCGTTGAATTAAAAGTGCCGTCTGTATTTAACAATGACATGGCGATTGACTGAGCACCAGAGATGTCTGGTGCGCTAATTAAACGGACGTTGTTGCTTGTGTCAATAGCGAAAGTGACACCGAACTCATACGCAGCACTAACAGTCTCGGCACCATACCTTGACCATTGAACCACGCCGTTATTGTCATACTTTGAGAAGCCAGTGTTCAGAGCGCCACTTACATCTCTCTGGTACGTTCTATAGAGGTAGTCGTTTCCGTCAATTTTAAGTGCTTCGAATTGATTGCCCATATTGCTAGAGCCAGTCGTGGTGTAAGCCAAGAAAAGTTTCTGTGCATTCGGACCGCTTTGTTGAGAAGCAATAATTCCAATGATTGGTGTCATTAAGAAACATCTCCGCTTGCGTACCAGAGATCCGTTCCCGCTTTGATCAAAGTCATAGCAGAGTAGCGAACTCTTGTTTTAGGAGTAGCAGCTGTTCCACCTGTTGATAGAATAGTAACTCCAGAATCACCTTGCACGGTTACTTGTCCTGTACCAATTTGAATAAGGTTAATTAAACTTCCAATTGGATATGCAACGCTTGAGTTCAAAGGAATTGTGTATGTCTGAGCACTTGCATTCGATGCAGTAACTAGATCATCACGATCTGCTAAAACAAAAGTATATGTTGTTCCTGTTTGTGCATTGATTGCTTCAATACCGCCAGCACCAGTTGGTCCTGTTACACCAGTGGCTCCAGTAGGTCCAGTTGCACCCGTAGGTCCTGTAACACTTGGACCTGTAGGTCCTGTAGGTCCCGTAACTGTTGACGCCGCTCCTGTAGGACCTGTAACACTTGCACCAGTTGGACCTGTTGGTCCTGTTGGCCCAGTAGGGCCTCCCGATGGACCAGTTGGTCCTGTAATGGATGCACCAGTAGGACCTGTTGGTCCCGTAGCTCCCACTGCACCAGTAGGTCCTGTAACAAATGAAGCTGCACCTGTTGGTCCTGTTGGCCCAGTAGGGCCAGTGACAGTTGAAGCAGGACCCGTAGGTCCCGTTGGGCCTCCCGATGGACCAGTTGGTCCTGTCGCACCAGTAGGTCCAGTTACTGAAGCGCCAGTCGCGCCTGTAGCACCTACAGGTCCTGTAGGCCCTGAAGGACCAACAAAAGGTCCAGAGCTTACCCACGCTGAGTTTTGAGCATCCCAGATATAAAGATTTGGTGAAACTAAATACGCTTGTCCTGCTGTACCAGTTGGATTATCTGCTTGAAGTAGTTCAAGAGTTGCATATGAACCTAAAACAGAGATTCCAGAACCAGCAGGTCCAGTAGTGCCAGTAGGACCAGTAGGCCCTGCACCGCCAGTAGGACCTGTAGGTCCTGTAGCAGCAATAGTAGATACAGTTCTAAATCCACTTCCTGTGTATACACCTACTGCATCAGAGGAACTGTTAACCCAAATATCTCCAACTTGAGGCTGACCTGGTTGTGTTGACTGATAAACAATATTTGATCGACCAGTTGACTCGTATGCAGCTGTAGCAGAAAACGATGCATTAGCGGTACTTGCTGCTACATAAATTATATCCCCAACAGCCATTGCAAATCTAAAAGTTTCAAAAGATTGACCAACACCAATAACTAAACTGTTTACAATGTAAGCACGAGTAGCTGGGTTACCTGGAGATTCAACTGGCTCAACATAAACAGTTGCATTGAGCTCTACAGCTCCTTTATTAGCAATAATTACTGAGGCAACACATGCGACATCTGCAGTAGCAAGAGGTGTAAATGTATTTGTATATGCAGCAGGAGTTGCGACCCCTAAACGTTTTACTGGCATTTACAGCTCCTTTTTTTCCACATCCAAATATGATGCACTGCCATAATAGCCATAAGAGCCCACATTAACTGCATCTCTGTAAAAGGAAACGACCAGTCGGTAGAGGTAACTATTGTCTGATTATGGTTATCATGCTCCATTAATTTCCCCCTCTACTAAAAAAACTTTTCCTTGATAGCAGCAGTGATCTGCCCCATCAAGGGTCTCTACAGCTGTATTGTATACACCTTCAAGAAAATCTTCACGACCAGTAGCCCATACTACATCTGAAATTAACACAGTCTTGTTTTCAGAAATGTTCTTAATAGTTAGGTTAAGCAGTGGAGCGTTTTCGCTCTCTTCTGCTTTCCATTCAAAATTACCTACTGTTTCCATTATCATATCGCTGAAATGTCCTTAATCGTAATGACTCCAAGCATTCCGCTATGAATCGAGCATTGATACGCATAGTTTCCATTTATGTTTGCTGGTACTTGCCAGTATAAAGTTCCTGTTACCTTACCTTGAGCTGATGTACCTGTAGTAACTGTTCCATCAGTTGCCACATGTATGAGGCCAGTATCATAATTTGCTGAGCCACCTGCAGTCTTAATTAAGAAAGGATGCCCAGTCACTGCTAAATTAAAAGCAATTGTAGTTCCTGAAATTGCATAAATAGTAGGATTATTTCCAGTGTATTGATTATTAAAAAGATACGCTGTAGATCCACTATTGGTTACAGATAATCTAGTAATTGCAGGATAAGCAACTTCATCAATAGTAATTGCAGCAGCAGTTGCGTCTGTTGTTCCACTGAATGTAGAAGATCCAGCAGTACCTGTAGCTCCTGTAGCTCCTGTAGCTCCTGTAGCTCCTGTAGCACCTGTTGGACCAGTGACAGTTGACGCATCACCCGTAGCACCAGTAGGTCCAGTAGGTCCAGAAGGACCAGTAGGTCCAGTAGGTCCACCAGAAGGACCAGTAGGTCCAGTTGCTCCCGCAGCTCCTGTAGGACCTGTAGGTCCACCCGAAGGGCCAGTAGGACCCGTAGGGCCAGTTACTGTGCTAGCTGCTCCTGTGGGACCAGTTGGACCTATTGGACCCGTAGGACCAGTTGCCCCGTTACCTGCTCCAGAACCAACGGTTGCCCAACTAGATGTAGTTTTTACTTCTAAATTTTCAGTTTCTGTATTAAACCTTACATAACCAACCTCTGCAGAAGCAGGGCGCTGTCCAGTAGTTCCAGATTCTAGATATATGGTGTTGTTATCACCACGGATGACTTTATTTGTAAAAGTTTGAGCAATATTTTCTGGTTGAGCAGAATCTTCTTGCGCTACACCATTAATGCTAAAAGATGTTTGTGCGAGAGTTGTTCTAACATATACAGAGTCTCCATTATTTAAAGCAAATCTAAATGTCTCAAAGGACTGTCCAACACCGATAGTTACGTTAAATGCTATATAGGCATATTGAGCAGGTATTGTTGCATTAGCGGGTACTACCCAAATACTTACTTTTGTTACAGGAGTAGCATTAATTGCTTTATTAGCAACTACAACAGAAGCTAAATAATTTGCATTAGCATTAAAAAGAGCTATATCTGTATTGGCTGCAGGATTTACAAGTCCAAGTCTTAAAATTGGCACTTGAGCCTCCTATGCCTGAGCTTCAGACCATGAAAGTTTGGCTGATGTTAGAGTAGATGATCCTGAAAGACGAGCTACTGCGATAGTAATAATATCAGGTCCATCAGGGAAAATGCTGTCTCCACCAAGGATTGAGTTAGACATTTCAAACAGACTTGCTACGTTTGCAACTGTAGTTCCTACAGCTCCACGGAAGTTATAAATCTGAACTCCACCAGAAACAGTGTCTGCTGCGGTATGTTCAACAACCTGTGTAAGAGAAGGTGAGTCAACACCGACAAAGTTCAAGTTGTTAAGACGTGGATTAAGGAGAACTTTAACGTCAACAAGTTGATCAGATGAGATACCAACTTCAGATAGACGCAACTGCATGCGGTTGATAACATCTCGATCACCAAGCTTACCAGTTAAACCTTCAGATACAGATGGGCTCAAGCGGAGTGAGATTAGCGGCTGATAGTTTGGACCAGAGGTGTTGTTAAGTGAACCGTCTGGGTATAGGAAGTATGTAAACTGAGTATTTCCTTGACCAGTAAAGTCAATAACTTCAGAGATAATAGATCCAGATTCAGCTAAAATTGTTTGGTTAGTACCTACTGATGGATATGTAAAAGTAGTAGATCCAGTTACAGTAATTGTAAAGGCTCCATTTGCAACTCCAGTTGGAGAAGTTGCTGGCTGGTTCATATTTAAAGTCGTGTTCGCTACTCCATAAACACCAACATACATACCAGTTGTTAAATTATGAGGTGCTGTAGTAGTAACTGTCATAACGTTAGAGCTTCTGGCAAATGATGCACCAGTGCTAATTGTTGCTGATAAAGGTGCTAGATGTAGCAAGTTTGCAGAGTTTACAATAGTCTTGTAGCGAGCTCCATTTGTTAGATTTGCAAAGGTGTTAGATCCTACAACTCTAGTTGGAGGGTTCTGTGCATTTGCTCCTCTTAAACCACTAGCTCCAATTGACTCGAACTGAAGAATATCTCCACTTCTAAATCCGTGAGTCTGTACTGTCATCAAATCATTTGTTAAGTTGATACCAGTAGACGCAAATGATTTAGCTGTAGTTCCTCGAATATCCAAAGTCTGGCTGTTCTGAGTAAAGAGGTATGCGTTATCGTCATCAAAACGACCATCCATCATTACTGAAGTACCCCAGTGGAATAGGGAAGGAATATAGGTTGGGTTGTTATAAGTTACAACTTCATAACGAGCTGGCATGTTACCAGAACGTAAGTATGACTCAAACAAGTTGTTATTGTGAACATACTCGTGAACATATTGAACCTGTCCGTCAGTTGTCTTAAAGCCATAACGAATTTTACCTGCTCCGTACCAAGAATAGTCAATGTAAGCCATTTGAATTCTTGATAGATCAAGATTGTAGCCAGTCACACCAGTTCCATCGCAAGGGTCGATTGACCAATTTTCTTGAGGAGTTTTAGTGTCAACAGTTTTTGTCACAATAATTCCTGATTTAGCAGGTGTAAGTGAGTGAATTGTTGTAGTTCCAACACTTGAAAGGTTTACATCTTCATTAGCATCTGGAGAAGCCTTTAGTTTAAAAGTATTTCCATTGATAAGATTAATATAGTAAGTTCTACCGTTTACTAATCCGCCAATTGGCTCGCCGTCAATTGAGTTATACACGACTGGAAGCAAGTTACTAAAACCGTGTCCAACAATTGTAAAGACATCTGTTGAAGTATTTACAACTGTTACTGGGTTAAATTCTTTTTCTGGTCCAGATGAACCCTTATATTCAGGACGAACTGACATACGAGTTTCTGAGTCAATCTGTGTTACACGATAGCTCTGACCACGCATAACAACAAAATCACCAACATCTAACTGAGCTTGGAAGCTTGTGCCAGTTCCAAAGATAACTTCGTTACCTTGTAGAGCAGCCGCAGTTCCACCTAATTGCTGAGTTGAAGAACGACGCACTGCATAAATTTTCTGTCCATCAAACTCGAAGAACATACCGTTCTGGAAGTCATACATACCAGTACGGACAGCTCCGCCAGACCACTCGCGGACATAGAATTGAGGGAATCCATAAGCACGCTCTTCTGGGATACCACCAGCCTTACTAATTCTAAATGTAGTTAGGTCTACTACAGTTACTTGAAAAGTACCGTTGTATACAGTACTTGTGACACCAGCAGAATCTTTCGCTTCCCCAATAACTATAAACAAGTCGTTAATTAAGCCGTGAGGACGACGAGTTTTACATGTAATAGTAGTTGAGTTAAACTTAACCATACTTTCAAGATCAATTGATGGCTTAAAGTTAATACCACAAGAAGTCTGAAGACCTTTACCTGACTGATATCTAAAATACTTACGAGTCTGACGAACGATGGAACCCCAAGAGGTTCCACTTCCTACTGACATTTCAACTCCACCGTCAAACGGACGGTGCAAGCTATAGCCTTCAGGACGAACGTAGATAAAGGTTGGATATGAGTAAGACGCAGCTGTGTATGCAGCTGCATATGGACGATCTACAGAAATCTGTGTATCAGAACCAATAGCTGCGATACGACGAATAATTGGACCGACTGGTGTTGTACTTATAAGTGTAAATAGAGAGCCAGTTCCTGTTGTACTAAAATCTGCTGGGCTTGTATTAGATGTTGCATCTGCTGCAGACCCGTGTAAAGAGATTTGAGTATCACTAATTCTACGAACAAAGTAGTAGTAACCATCAACTAATGGGCTAGGAGCTACTCCACCATTTGCTGAAAACTTAACTGTATCTCCAGTCACAAAGTTATGTGTGCGTGTGATGCGGTTAAGTGATGTATCAACGTTTGCTGCAGAGAAATCTGTTTGATCTGCATATAATCTAAATGCTAAACCAGTGCCAGCTGCGGTTATATCTATAGTATTACTTCCTGCAACAGCATCTGCTTCCGTTGGGTGCAGTGTTAAAGTTGTAGAACTTGCTCTACGAACAAAGTAAGAGTCGTTATTTGTTAGCCCCGTTGGAGAAGTTCCTCCACCATTGTTAAATATAACTTGAGTACCTGTAGAGAAATCATGTGCTTTAGTGATAACTTCGGTACTTGTGTTAATATCTGCTGCTGCAAATGTTATAGACAAGTTAATAGTATTTGCACTTATTGTAAATGCGCTACCAGTACCAGCGGTTGTTATATCTATAGTATTAGTTCCAGCTACAGCATCTGCAAGAGTTGTATGTAATGCAATTGTAGATGAGGATGCTGCTCTAACAAAATAAGTAGTACCTTCAACTAAAGGTGCAGGAGCTGTTCCACCACCTGCAGAAAAGACAACTGCTTGTCCTGTAGGTAGAGTGTGAGACTTACCAATTAAATTCGTTGTTGTGTTCACATCTGCTGCTGCAAATGTTAAAGTTCCATGCTGCTTAATGGTGTTAGGTGGAAATAAACGGAATCTATCTCCCACTTTAAGGATCTTTGTAAACTGAGTACCAGTACCTGTAACAAGAACAGAACCCGAACCAATAGTAACCGAACCAGCTCCAGAGACGTTTCCATTGATCTGAGTAGAGGTAAATTTATGTCCAACACCTGTACCAAAATCAGCTAAAGCAATAACTACACCTGTTGCTGCATTTGCAGCAGAGGATGCAAGACGTAGGTAATCTTTATTAATAGCAACTACAAAATAATTTGTTAAATCTGTTAAACCAGAAATAACTGTTGCTGCATCACCCTTGTCATACAAAACTTTTGTTCCAGTTATAAATCCATGAGAAGGGATGTATAAAGCGTTTTGAACAATGTCAATTGAAGTTCTTGGGTTAAATATTTTTTCAATTTGTGGAACTTGACCTCGTGCTGTAACTTTAAATGTGTTTGGAGCACCATTAGGCAAGTTTGTGATATTGTAAATACCATCTGGAGTCTTTGATAAAGACTGTAGACTATGACGGCCAACACCTGCTGGTGAGCTAGTTATATCTACTGCAGTTTCAGCAATAGCATTTTCTGGTGTGGTTGCAAGCTTAATATTGTCTCCATCTACGAATATAATGTAGTAAGGAGTTGCAGTTGTTAGGCCATTAACAACTGTCTGACCTTTAGCATCATACAAAACCAATTCGCCTTGTAAGAATCCATGCTTAGGTAAAGTAATTGTATTACTATCAAAATTAAGTGCAGTGATTAAAAGCTGCTGAGTTCCTGTTCCTGCTCCAGTAATATTAGCAAAAGTATTAAGGGCAGTTGTTGTAGCAAGTTTTACAATGCTATTGTCAACTTTTTTAATGTAATAAGTAGCATTATTAGTTAAACCTGGAATTGTAGTTCCACCGTTATTTGAATAACGAACAGTTTGACCGTCAACTAATCCATGGTTTGCAATATATAAACTGTCATCTATAATATTAACTGTTGCAAATATAAAGCTGTGTGATGTTCCAGTTCCTGCTGCAGTAAGATTAATATATGAAAGAGAGTCAAGGGCAAGCTTTAGTCTAATTCTATTTGCATCAATTACTTCTTGAACATAATATGTAGATCCATTAACAAGTGGTGAGATTGCGGTGCCACCACCAGTGCTGTAAATCAGAGGCTGATCTACTTGAAAACCGTGGCTGCTAATTGTTAAAGTATCCTCAACAATGTTGGCTACAACTCGACTAATAGTAGAGCTCGTTGATGTCTCTCTTGTAGAAGGAGTAGTTAAATTAATTGTTGTAAAAGTTGGGCTAGGAGTAGTGCTTAAACGATATGTAAAGTTGTTTACAGTATTTATATAATATGTAGCTGCATTTGTAAGACCTGCAGGTGCTGTACCATTAAAGTTCAAAACAACAGCTTCACCATTTACTAATCCATGAGCTGTAGGAGAATGAATTACGTCATTCTGTGAGTCAAGGTTAATAGGAACGAAAGCATGATATGAACTACCTGCTGCAGCAATAGAAATTTTATTTGTTCCTGCTTCTGAGTCAGCTGCAGTTGGATAAACTTCGTTACCAGTTGTAAATGTTGACACAATTGTCATTACAACGGAGCCTTCTCCACTATTATATCCAGCAAGGTTTGTAATAGCAACACCGTTGAAATTACTCTGTCCGTCAAATAAACCTGTAGATGTTGCTACGTTAGTTGCAGTTGTTGTAATAAATGAACCACCACCACCACCTGAGTGGTTTGGAGTTCCAGTACGAGCACCAGCACCTCCAGAATAGCCACCGCCACCACCAGACTGTCCAATTAGATTTCCTTCAGACTGTCCACCGCCACCAAAACCACCGTATCCACCAATACGAGCATTTGTTCCCATGGTGAGTCCATCTAGGAATGAACCTCCACCTAAATCATTTTGATAACCTGCTTGTCCACGAGAGTTAAATCCTCCACCAGCAGCAGAACCAGAGCTTCCTCCAGCAAAACCACCAAAGCCAGCACCACTACCAGCAACAAGTGTTTGATTAGTAGGACGACCACCTAATTGAGTAAGTACACCATTTAAACCAGGACCAGAGTTGGACTCACCTGAACCTCCACCTGCAATAAACAAAGGCTCTTGTCCAGTTTTACGAACAACAAACGTTCCTCCGCCAGATCCGCCCCATGTTGAACCTTGGCTAGGAGCAGCTCCTACTTGTCCAACAGCAATAGTGATAATTTCACCCTTAGTAAGTTGAACTCTTCCCTTTACTATGGCTCCTAAACCAAATCCTCCACTGCCAGAACCGTTATATCCAGAAGCACCATTAGCTGTGAACTCGTAGATACCAGAAACTGGAACTGTCCAATCTTGGTAACCTTGAAACGTACCTTGAGATATATATGTTTCATCCCAGTTGCCATTTGCTGAAGTATTATATGCTGTACGCATTTGCGCTTGAGTAGGTCCTACTCGACCAGTTTGTCCACAAGTAGTGAAAGTATGAGTGTTAGAGGCAATTGTATAGAGCGCCTGTGCACCAGCAAAAGCAGATGCTGACACGTTCTTTAAAAAGTATGTATTACCAGATGTTAAACCTGTTAATGGAGTAGAGTTTGTATAATACTTTACTGCTTGATTAGTACTAGTTGATGCGTCAATGTTTAAGATATTGTTGTAGACAGTAGGAGTATTTAAAGTTACAGAGCCAGCAACAGATCCTGTTACGTTAATGGCAACGCCGCCAGAAGTTGCAGAAAAAGCTAACCTATAAGAATCTAGAACTTTTGCAAAAACTAATCCGTTGTTGGTGTAGCCTGTCAGAGAACCAATTCCCTGACTATAGATGTATCCTCTTCCGTCTTGAATTCCACCAGGAATATTTCCTGCTTTAAAATAGATATACTCTTCTTCTAAATTCACATTTACTTTTCGAAATGTGTGAGTACCGACTCCACCGACGGACGTAAAATCTAAAGGCATCTATTTATCTCCTAGTTCCAACTAATGTTTCCAGAACCACCTGTGATTCTAGTAACTTTATCTGATCCAACGGTGGTAGTTACTCCAGTTAAACCTGCACCTAATGTTATTGTTTGAGCGCTTGGGTATCTAAGAATAATTACTCCGCTGCCACCATCTCCGCCAGTGTTGTCTGAAGACCAAGATCCACCACCACCGCCGCCGCCAGTGTTCGCACCACCATTACCGCCTTTTCGGTCATCACCTTGAATACCAGATGCACCCGAATTTTGTGCAGAGCCTCCGCCTGAACCGCCACCTTCACCTGCGTTTGAAGAACCACCTCCACCACCGCCAAGACCACCTGCGCCACCAAAACCAGAACCTACATAGCAGCCACCACCACCACCACCTGCGTAGTAGAGAGTTGACCCAGTAATGTCGCTCTGATATCCGTTTCCACCAGAGCCGTTATTTCCTTGACCGTTAGAGCCGTTGTAAGAGTTAACGTTAATATCTGCTGCTGCAGCTCCAGCTCCACCGCCACCTGCACCACGGCAA